TCAACTACGCTTAATAATTTAGGCACAACTTCAATTAACGCGAGCTTAATACCAGATTCAGCAAATAGAGCATTGGGAGCAAACTCTAATACTAATTTGTGGAGATATTTATTTGGTCGAGAAGTTTATTTAAAAAATAACGGACTCTTACAATTTCAAGATCCGTCAGAAAATCCTTTAATGGATGTTAAGGCTAGTTCTAGCTCGGCAATATCACTTCCATCAGGTGCTGACACTAATGTATATTTAAATTCATTTAATAACACTACTAATCGCAGATTTGCTCTTTTTTCACCAAATGACGCAACAGCAAACGCCAATCCTACAGATAGTATAAATATAGAATCGGGAAATAAATCGGCGGGCACCGGAAATTCAGGGTCTATTACTTTTCAAACAGGTACCTCTACCGGCGGAACTCGTGGTGACATAATTCTAAATGGTCGTCAAATAAATGCAAGTTCCACAAAAATAGTAAATGTAACTAATCCAACAAGTGCTCAAGATGCTGCAACTAAAGCATACGTCGATGCTGCTGTTAGCAGTGGAGGATCTCCGGGTGATATAGCTCAAACTTCCTTTAGTTTAGCTAATAACCAAGCATCCCCAGCTGATGTGACAGGTTTCGCCTTTGCTAATGCGTCAGTTCGAAGTTTTGATGCTTTAGTGTCAGTTTCAGTTGATGCGACAAGTGATGTTTTTGAAACATTTAAACTTTTAGGTGTTCAACGTGGATCAGACTGGTCTTTATCTTATGATTCTACCGGAGATACTTCTGGAGTTTCTTTTACTATAACTAATGCTGGACAAATTCAATATACTTCATCAAGCTACGCTGGATTTGTTTCTGGAACAATTAAATTCCGCGCCGTGGTAACAAACGTATAATATGGCGAGACTTAGATTTCCAGATTTAGAGTTAGCACCACCGAGTGAATCTGAGCAATTAGATAAACGGGTAAAGATGTTAGAGAAAAAAGTTAAACATTTATATGTACTTTCTTATGTTAGTACATTAATTATAATTGCAATTAAATTCATTTTTTAAAAGGAGAAAATAAAAATGAAAGACTTACTAATGAAAAAACTAATGCAAGCCGAAGCAATGCCAAAACAAGAAAAAAGCGGTAAACTTGCTGCATTAAAAGAACTAATTAAACAGATGGATGAAATCATGGCTTCTGACATGGAATCTCCAGAAGATGACGGTCATGCTCGCGAAATGCAAAAAGTTTCGGTTATGGCACCAGATAAAGAAGGTCTTAAAAAAGGCTTAGAAAAAGCTGAAGACGTTCTTGCTGATCATAAACTGGGTATGGATCTTGCTCCACATTCAGACGAGGAAGAACTCGAAGACGAAGAAATGTAATTTTCCTCTTCAGTACATTTTAACTTTATTGAGGAGACTTTACAATGTCCAGCGATGGAATGAATACTAGTAAATTAATTCAATCTATTGAGAACAGGTCTCACGTTCCTGTTAATCAAGATACATTTACTAAGTTAAGATTTTTAGATTTTGCTACAGAAGAAATGCGTTTAACTCTTACGCCATATATTTTACTGGCGAATGAAGACTATTTTCTTTTTGAGGTAGAAGTTCCTTTTGTTAACGGACAATTAGAATACCCAATTCCATCAAGAGCCGCTGGTGTTAAGTTAAAAGATCTTCAGTTAAAAGATAGCTCGGGCAATTACCGAGAACTTACTCGCATTTCAATCGGCGATAGATTTGGAAATGAATACGGACAAGCATTCTACTATTTAAATCAATTTTATATTAAAAATAATAAAGTTGTTTTTCTTGGTAATAATAACATTAATTATAGTAATTATAAATTAGTTTTTGTTATTTACATTCGTCCTTCTCAATTAGTATTAGAGGATAGAGTTGGTGTAATTTCTTCAATTAATAGAACTAATAACACTATTGTTGTAGATCAAATTCCTGAAGTATTTACCACACAACAAACTTACGATTTTTACAAAGCGTCTTCTCCTTTTAACGTAGTAAAAATTGATTTTAATGTTTTGTCTTTAAATACAACAACTAATACAATTACAGTTGAATCTATTCCCGAGGAAATCGACGTTGGGGATCATATCGCCCTTTCTAACGAAGCCAGCATTCCTCAAGTACCGGAAGAATTTCACGCCATGCTCGCTCAAATGGTTGCGTGTCGATTGATGGAATCTCAAGGGGATTCTGAAGGTCTTAAAAATGCTATGGTTAAGCTGCAACAAATGAAAGATGACGGTGGATATCTGATTGATAACCGCGTCACAAACGCTCCTAAGAAAGTACGAAATAGATTTGGATTTTTAAGAAATCCTTTTGGTCGCTTTTACTACCGAAGATAACAGATTAGGTGATTTAAATGCAAAAAACAACGTTGAAAGCTAAGGGGCTTTTTTTAGATCCGAACCTCATATCTGCGGTTCCTGAAGGTGCTTTAGTTGTTGCTGACGACGTTGTTATTAATAGAGATGACGTTATTGAACCTCGTCGAGGAATGGCTAAATATGGTAATTCCTTTGGTAACGATAGTACTGACGTGGCTAAACAGCTTTTAGCTTATAAAAAACGTTTATTAGTTCATTATAACGATAAACTGCTTTACAATTCAGTTCCTTCAAGTTCTGAAAACAATGGATTATTTTTACCTTTCGATGGAGTTTATGAAGAAACTCAACAAGGGCGAAGAATCCGCGCAGTTGAATCAAATAAAAATTTATATCTTACAACAGCCGATGGTATTAAAAAAATAGCAGCAAAAACTGCCGCTCAATTTACTATAGCTCCTGGATTTATTGTCGATGCCGGTGCGTTTAAAGCTCTAGATCTTACTGCTCAATTAAACTTCGATACCGAGGGATTTCTTCCTCCTGATAGTAAAGTCGCTTATAGAATAGTTTGGGGATACACCGACGTAAATAATAATGTCATTTTAGGATCTCCTTCTAGTCGTTTTGTTATTACAAATTATAGCACCGATTATGCTAACGTAAATCTATACTTCACAATTCCAAACGGACTAACATCAAACTATTATTATCAAGTTTATCGAACTGGAGTATTCACCGCGTCTGGAAGCCTCACTATTGATGAGATAGATCCGGGCGACGAAATGAATCTGGTTTTAGAAGATTTCCCCACAAATCCACAACTAGTAGCGAAGGAAGTTGAAATTACTGATGTTTTTCCAGAAGACTTTAGACAAAATGGACTTCCTCTTTATACAAATCCATCTTCTGGTGAAGGAATAGGCCAGGCTAATGAGCCGCCTCCTCTAGCTAAAGATGTCGCGATGTTTCAAAATACAGTATTTTATGCAAATACAGAAGCTCGCGCAAATAAATCAATAGCATTTCTTGGAGTAGAAGATTTAATTTCAGGCACTTCTTCTATTACAATAACTAGTAATTTAATCACCAATACTTATACTTTTGTTGGGGCTAAAGAAAAAGCTCGATTTAATTTTACTGCATATAGCGGAACAATACCAACTAATCTTAATGGTAGATATTTTTTAATCAATAGTGCATCAGATAATCATAAATATTATGTTTGGTACGATACAACAAAAACAACACAAAAATTTGATTTTTCTTCTTATATAGGATCAATCCCTTCCGAACTTGATGGTCGTTACTGTGTATTTTTTACTAACGATAATCGTACTTACTATCTTTGGTACGATGCTACCGGAACGACTCCCGATCCTTCGTTAAATGATACTACTTTAGCTGGTTACTTAGGAATTCGAGTTAATATTTCATCTGGTGTAAATAACGTAACTCAGTTAGCAAATGCTACATCTTTAGCTTTAACTAACGGTAATATTTTTAATGATTACGATGTTGTTTATACTTCAGGCAATTCTTATGTAGAAATTGAAACTGATGCTTTTCCGGAGGACTCAGTAACTCCTAGTGAAAATATCGGTCGAGGATTCTTTTATACTTTAACTACACCAACAAATAGTGACCCAAAAAACGTACCAAATGCTGACGTTGTTGGAAGAATTGGTTTTAAAGTAAGCATTGCTAGAAATATAACAACTAAGGCTCAATTGGCCGACGCTACTGCCGCTGCCATTATTGATCAAGATTCAGCATTAGATTTTAATGTTGAATACACTAGCGGAAATCAATATTTAGATATCGAAAATAGTAATAACGGAAACTGTGAAGATCCTCATGATAGTTTAATTAATGGTATTGGAAGTGGATTCGCAATAACCATTCTTAATCAGGGAGATGGAGAAGATAAAGTTCTTCTTCATGTTCTTTTATCAGCAGCTGCGAGTCCAGCACAACAAATTGATGAAACTGCTCGAAGTCTAGTTGAAATCATAAATTCAAACGCAAATGAAGTTGTAAATGCTTTTTATATTTCGGGACCAAATGATCTTCCTGGTCAAATATCCCTTCAATCAAAAGATATCGGATTAAATACTTTTTCAATTACCGCAAATTCAGCAGCTACCGGTGGATCGTTCAATCCACCACTTCCTCCAGTAACTAATGCAGAACCTGTAATTGGTGAAGCTGAGATTAAACCTAATCGTCTTTATTATTCAAAACTTCAACAACCAGAAGCTGTTCCTTTATTAAATTTTATCGACGTTGGTTCCGAAGACGAAGAAATCTCTAGGATCTTAGCTCTTCGTGAATCTCTCTTTATCTTAAAGACCGAAGGGGTTTATCGTTTAACGGGTTTAAATGGTAACTTTGTTGTTGACGGATTTGATAGAAATTGTAAAATTATCTCACCAGATACGGCTGTTGTGTTGAATAATAATATCTTTTGTTTAACTTCTCAAGGCGTTGCTCAAATTTCAGACACCGGTGTTCAAATTATTTCTAAACCTTTAGATATAGAATTTAAAAAAATTACTAGCAGTAATTACGATTTTCAGTTTACTTCTTTTGGTGTATCTTATGAAAATGATAGATCTTATCTTCTTTTTGTTCCAACTTACGATACCGATACTGTAGCAACTCAATGCTTCAGATGGAATGTTTATACACAAACTTGGACGCGTTTTATGCAAACTGCTAAAACTTGCGGTATAGTGAATTCAGCCGACGATAAACTGTACTTAGGTGCGGGTGATGAAAATTTTATCGAAAGAGAACGTAAAAATTTTAATAGAACTGATTATGCTGATCGTGAATTTTTAACTACAATTACCGGCGATGGTGTTGATGGTAAAAAAATAACATTAGCTCAGGTTGGTCTGGCTTCTAATGGTGACGCTTTAGTTCAACAACAATATATAAAAATATACGAGTATAATAAAGTTTTAAAGCAACTCGATTTAGATCCATATATCGGTTCAAAAGAAGTAACTGAGATTGATTTTTCTTCTTATACTGGAAGTATTCCTAACGATCTTCATGGTAAATACTTCTTTTTGTATTCAGCATCTAACACTAATAAATATTGTATTTTTTATGATGCTTTTGGTAACTTGCCCAGTTTAAATCCAAATGTAGATACTGATGTTATGGGGTCCACTCAGGTGAGGGTTGATATCTCATCATCAAATTCAACTTCACAATTAGCAAGTTTAACAAAAACAGCAATACAAGGAACAACAACAGATTTCGTTATAAACTATACTCCTGGTAGTAGTTTATTTACGACAACTACCGTAAAATCAGGAAATACAACCGACGCTTCACAGAGTATTTTGCATCCAATATCAAACGGTTTTTCTTTAGCGGTTTTAGTACAAGGTTACGGAGATTATTTTTCCTCATTAGCTGCGGTTCCTGGAAATAATATGAAAGATAAAATAGATCAATTGGCTATTAAATTAGATAATGATCCTAATATCGTTCAAACTGACTTTTTAACTTCTTTAAATAATTATAGCGGAACCGGAGCAACTAGCACTTCCGGAAATCCAACAATAATTACTTATACCAATCACGGTTTACAAACAGGTAGAGTTGTTACTATAACAAACAGTACGAATTTTATTGATGGACAGTACGTAGTTACTCGTTTAACAGCAAATACTTTCTCTATACCGATCTCAACATCTATAATTGGTACTTTAGATTTTAGTTCACCAATTACAACTTCCTACGAAGTACAAGGTGGATTTAATTGTATCGTTAATAAATTAAATAATGACGCAGGACCGCTTTTTGCTAATTATCAATTATCTGAAGGTTACGAAGATGTTGAAGCCTTGATCACTTTAGCTAAATCTAATAGTAACATTATTGAAATAGATTACGAAACTGCTTTTGTTCAAGGAACTATTACTTTATATCAAGGAATTGTTTCTCAAATCATTTACGCTCCTGAGGTTTTTGGTGATCCTTCCATGCTTAAACAAGTACGAGAAGGTACCGTAATGTTTGAAAACTGTACTTTCTCTCGTGGGGTTGTTGGCTATAGATCTGACATTAGTCCGGGAATTACTCAAATACCTTTTTCTAAATCTGGTAAAGGTGACTGGGGAAGCTTTGTTTGGGGACAACAAAACTGGGGAGGCGGGTTCTCCGGAGTTCCTCTTAGGACGTATATTCCTTACGACAAACAACGTTGTCGTTATATTCAATGTTTCTTTCAGCACACTTCGGCTCGTGAAGCCTGGGCTATTTTTGGAATTTCTTACACATTAAGACAAATCTCAGAAAGAGCTTATAGAGGATAATTTTGAGTAAACTACCTTCAATAAAACGAATCATAGTAGAAGATTTCCCTCCAGATCAACAATCTTTGATCTCGAGACTTGCTTTTCCTATTAACTCATTTTTTGAAGAAATTCGCGCAGCTTTAAATAAATCAATAGATTTCAATAACTTAGCTCAAGATTTGATTACTTTGACTTTTTCAACTAACGATAGTGGGCAGCCTCTAAGCCAATTAAAATTTAAAACTTCAGTCTCCAAGGTTTCGGGTGTTATTCCTATCTCATTGAAAATACAAGGGAATTCTACAGGAATTCAGATAACTCAAGCTCCTTTTATTACTTTTACTCAAGATCAAAGTTTAATAACAATTAGTTATATTTCTGGGCTAACCCCCGGATTAAGTTACCAAATTAATTTACTCGTAATTTAACAAATATAATATAGGATTTACTAAGGAATTCATGGCCACTTTTTTAAAACCCCAAGACCAAGAAAATACTAATATTCCTCAGGTAGGAGCACCTGCCACTAATATACAACAAGCCCAAAGCGCGGCTCCAGCACCAAAACGTCAAGGTTCCGGTCAATTCACTAATATTCAATCATATTTAAACGCAAATAAAGGCGCTGGACAGAAGCTTGCTCAAGGGGTAGGTAATCAAGTTCAAAAGACTTTAGATCCAGTTAAAACTCAAGCTCAACAATATAATGACCAAGTGCGTCAAGGTATTCAAAGTGCTCAGAATACTCTTCAGCAAGGTCAAGGGCAATTAGGTCAACTTAAGCAGATTGGGTCAAATATACAAGCTAATACCGGGGATCAGTTTTACGGTCAAGATAAAGATCTGGGTATAAATTCCTTTACTCAAAGTCCTTCTTTTAGTGACTTTCAGCGTATCCAACAAGGACAAGGGGTAAATGAAGACCAATTAAATCTTCAACAACAAGCTTTTGCTAATCAAGCTAATCAATATAATCAATTATCTCAAGAACAGGCTAATCTTGCCGGTAATGAGAGCGGAAGATTTGACTTACTAAAAAAATCATTTGGTGGAAATGTAAATCCTAAGTACACTTCGGGTCAACAAAGATTAGATCAATTATTTCTAGCTCGTCAAGGTTTAGGTGGACTTAGACAAGATTTGAAACAAAATATAAATCAGGCCAAAAATCTACAAGCTCAAACGCAAGAAACTGGACAAGGTACTCGATTAGCACAAGAACAAGAACGTTCGTTGCTTGGTGATATTGATACACAAGCCAAAACTAACGAAGATAGTTATTTAAAAATGTTAGAAAGTTATGCTCCTGAATTACAGAAACGTAGAGATAAAGAATTTGAAGATTTATCTAATCGTTACGCATCAATGAAAACCCCTTCTCTACAGGCAGGTGGATTACTAGATAGAAGTCAACCTATGGATAAAAACGGAAATCCGGTGGGTTTACAAAAAGCACAAGCTATGTCCCCCGTTTCAGGATTGACTGCTGATGATTTAAAACTATTGGGTGTAAATAAAGCTAATAGTATGTTTGATGTTTTTAATAAAACGAAATTAGATCAGGTAGCTCGTACCGGGGCTAAAGTCGGTCAAAACGCAAAAGCATACCAAGATGTGGCTAATCAAAAAAATGTGGAAGATTATTCAAGTTTAGCTAAAATTCTAGGTATGGATGAAGGAGCAAAGAGACTGGTCGCACCTTCAACTTTAGAAAAATCTATTATTGCACAAGAAGGCGCAGCTAACTTACAAAATCGTTTAGATTCAGCTAAAGATGAATTTTATCGAAAAATGGGTCAAGACGTTTATGGAAATAGTCTAAATCTTGGTGGGAGCGGTTGGGCTAATCAACATGGTATTTCCGGTGCTGATATATTAGCTGGAAAAAACATAATGGGTTCAGACCGTGGTATTAGTTCAGCAGGAACTTCTTTTTCTGAATTAATGTCTAAAGATACATATAATAAATTTTTAAATAATCTAAAAAATACCGGATTTGGAAATGTTTTATCTACCGAAGGTAACGTAAGTAACGCGCTTTCCGGAATAAAACCTACTCTAACTGAAAAAAATATGAACTTAGGTGAATTGAGGGATTCAGGTGGAACCATAAGAAATTATGGAACTAACATGGATGAACAGATTAAAAAGAATTTAGAATCTTTGGGTGTTGATACTAGTAAAATTTCTAACCTAAAAGGTAAAGATAAAATAAACACAAATAGTGAGTTTAAACAACCGACAGTCGGAACTAATAAAACTGGAAATTTGGATGATTTTTTATCCTACGTCCGCGGATTAAAAAAATGGGATTCATAATTTTGTGAATAAGGGTAAAATTAAGAAAAAAAAACATAAAGAAGTGGTTTCTCTTTTTAATCACGCTAGTTCTTTAAGTAAGATTGAAATAAGAGATATTATTTCTAGTGTACAAACCACATTAGAAAAAGGTGAAACAATTGAGGTTCCTGTTGAGCATTATTTTTCAAAAGATGTTTATGCTCGTGAAATGAAATTAGATGCGGGATCTTTGATTGTAGGTAAGATACATAAATTTGAAAATTTAAATATCTTAAGTAAAGGTGAAGTGTCAGTTTTATCAATTGATGGGTATAAACGATTAAAAGCTCCTACGACTTTTGTTGGTAGCGTTGGAGCAAAGAGATTAATCTACGCTCATACTGACGTTGTTTGGACTACTATTCACGGAACTTCTGAAAAAGATGTTGATAAAATAGAAGAAACTTTTATTGCTAAAAATTACGATTTTGAACAAGAATATATAATAGATATATCAGAGGAGAAAAAATGTCTTGGGTAGCAGTTGGTACAGCCGCAGCTAGTTTAGTTGGCGGAGCTATATCGGGAAATCAAGCTAAAAATGCAGCTAAAAGACAAGCTGATGATATGGCTCGAATTCAATCCATGTATAATGATTTAAAAGCTCCATCTGTAGAAGAGCAACAAGCAATTTTAGAAAGATTAGCTTACGAAGGTGATTATTCTCCCGAGGCTTTAGAAGCTTTGGGTCTTGGTCCTTCGTCTATGGAAAACGTTCAAGCCGATCAGCAAGCTTTAGATGCACAAGTTGATGCTTTAAATAAAATGCGTGAAATCAGTCAAGGCGGATTAACCGAAGCTGATGAAGCTGCTGCGCGTGAAATTCAGCGTAAAACTGATAGTTCGGACATGGCTCGTCGTAAATCCGTTTTAAATGAAATGGCTCAACGTGGAGTTTTAGGTTCTGGTATGGAACTTGCAGCTAAGCTTCAAGGAGCGCAAGATTCTACGCAAAATCAAGCCGATGCTAATGATAAACTAATTCAACAAGCTCAAGCTCGCGCTTTACAAGCTCTTTCTCAAACTGGCGGTCTTTCTGAGCAAATGCGTTATCAAAGCTTTAACGAAGGTTCACAAAAAGCCCAAGCCAAGGATGCAATTAATAAATTTAACTTAAATAATCGTCAGGATATTTCTAATCAAAATATAGGAAATAGAAATCAAGCTCAACTTAGAAATCTTGGGGCTCGTCAAGCGGTTAGTAATGCTAATACCGGATTATCTAATGAAGAACAATTACATAATAAAGCTTTATTACAACAAGATTTTGATAATCAATTAAATTTAACTAACGCTAAAGCCAATAGAGCTTCTAATACAGCCGCTGCTAATTACGGCGTGGGCCAAGCTAGGGCAGCTCAAACTGGAGCCATTCTTCAAGGAATTGGTGGAGCTTTAGGTGCCGGACTTGGTGCTTATAATAATGCCCCAGCTAATAACGCTTTTGTACAAAATGATATAAAAAAATTAGTAAATAGTCGTGATGACATTTTTTAAGGATTTTTATGGCAAATATGTTTGATGAATTAGAAAATGAATCGGCAATTGATAAAGATAATAATATTGTAGCAACTGATGATGAATCTTCCTCCATTCCTCAGATTCAAGCAGCTCAATTTCAAGATCAATTAGTTGAACCGGAAAGAGAACCTCTTAAAATGGATTTAAGTCCCGAAATGGATGAAACTCCTTTTGATGAATCTAAACTTGAACAACCCAAAAAATCCACAGCAGAAAGATATCTAGAAGCTCTTTCTAAAGTCAAAAATGAAGACGATACTGGTTATAATCAGTCTCTTGATAAAGGAAATAAACTTAAGCTTTATGGAAATCTTTTAAGCTCATTTAATAATACTATTAAAAATAGCATGGCTACAGTTGTTCCTAACTTTCAAGAAGAAAAAGCTGTTCCAGAAGCTTTACGTCAACAAGGTTCCGATCTAGTTTCTGAATTTTATAAGCGTAGACAAAACGAACGCGCTCAGCAAGATCAAGCTGCTGCTAATATTAAAAATCTAAATGCAATGGAATCAAGCGATTTAGATTTAGAAAACAAAAAGCAATTAAATTTACCCGGAACTAAGCTTGCCGATTTATACGGTAAACTTGCTCAAGCTAATGAATCTTTACAAAATGAAGATCTTTCTACTCTAAGTGCAGCTCAAGCTTCTGAAGTAGCAAAAGAAGCACGTTTAGCTAATCAAATGAAATTACTTCAAGATTTTAGAAATAGAAGTTTAGATAGTAGAGTAAGAGGACAGAATCAGCGTGATGCTATGTTAGACTTACTTCGTGATAAATTTGGTTATAAAAAAGACGAAGATCAACAACGACAAGAAGGACAAGTAGTACAAAATTTTAATAAAGATAAAGTTGTACAAAAAGCTAATGAACAGATAGCTGCTGCTGATAATATAGTTTCATTGGTTAATTCTAATAATCCGATAGGTCACGCCGCAGTTCCTACTTTTATGGCTAGGGCTGCCGGTGAAGTTGGTGCTTTAACTGAAGCAGACAAAGCTCCTTTTGGTGGAACTAAAGCTTTAACTGGAAGAATCCAGCAAGTTATTTCTGATTATAGTTCAGGAAAACTAACTCCTGAAAACAAAAAATTTATTTTGGATCTAACCGGAACATTAAAAAAATCAGCTGCTAAAAACATAGAAAATGTAGCTAAAAGAGAAGTTCCTAAACTTTCAAAAGCTAATAAAATTGATAAAAAAGATATACAGGATTTATTGTTACCTCCAGTTAAAGTTCGAGCACCAGATGGATCGATAAAAAATATTCCAAGAAGTCGTCTTCAAGATGCGCTCAATGCCGGTGGAGAAGAAGTAGATGAGTAACGCTAACCCAAATAAAGAGTTTAGCTGGGATGATTTTGAAGAGGTTCAACCAACTTCAGAAGTTCCAGTAGAAACTCAAATACAAAATGAAGATCCTCCGGTTAATCCTCAACAATTTAGTCAATTAGATTCTTTATTGGGCGGAATTGGTGAAGGTTCTAGTTTAGGTTATGGAGATGAAGCATCAAGTGGAGTTACTGCTGGTCTAGATGTTTTAACTGGAAATTCACCATCTTTACCTGAAGAATCTAGTTTAGATAAATACAAAAGATTATACAATGATTATTTAACTGGAATTCGTGGTCGTCAAAAAGCTTTAGAACAAGCTAATCCTAAAACTTTCTTAGCTGGCGATTTGGCTTCTGCTGTTGCAACTCCAGCTCCGATTATCGGCGGAGCAAAGCTTTTAACTAAAGGTAAGTCGGTAAAAGAGCTTTTAGATACATATAAAAATTTAAATAGAGCTAAACAGGCCGCAACAATCGCTGGAGAAGGTGCTTTAGGTGCTTACGGTAGATCTGAAGATAACGGTGCTACGGACGCTTCTTTAGGAGCAGTTGCTGGTCTTGGGATGGGCGCTTTTGGTAAAGCTGGCGCTAAGGGACTAGATTACGTTCGTAGAAGAGGTAATGTAGAAGACATACCTAAAGTTGCAGGAGAACTTCTTGGTGATTCTTCTGATCAAGCCCTTCGTTCAATAAACGCTGATAAAGATGTTTTCACTGACGCATTGAAAGCCGAGACTCGTGCGGCTATGCAGAATAAACAATTACAACCAGAAGATTTATCCGGTGTAGTTGGTGTTCGTGAAGGAATTATAGATCCTTTAGTTAAACCGCGACAATCATATCAAAAAGCTTTAGAATTTAAATCTAGAATAGGCGATTCTTATAATAAAGAATACGATAAACTTCACGGTTACGCCGTTAAAGATTTAGACGAAGCTAAAGAAGTCGCAAGTCAGCTTCACTCAGAGATTTATGATCAATTGGATCAATTTGCTAAAACTGATTTAAAACTTAGTGAAGAGCAAAAATTAAAATTAATGAGACAAGCTGACGCTCTTAAAGATGAACTAGAAGTAGCTTTTTTAAGTGACAATCCAATGAAAGAGCTTCAAAATCTTTATGTAAAATACAATAAAGACGCATTTAGCAATAGAGCTTCTGGTGATGTCGCGAAAGTAATGCGAAACGCTATTAAAGGTAAACAAAGATCTTTAATTAACGAACTCGATCCCAACATTGGTCAAGAATTCAGTAAACTTGATAAAGAATACTCAGCGGCTTTAGATTTAGAAAATATGGCTGAAGAGTTTGCAGCAAAATCTAAATCTAAAGGTACAGCATTTACTTTAGGTGATTGGGTAGCTTCCGGTGTATTAAGTGGAGTTACTGATATTCCGGGGATCGGGCCGGCTTATTTAGCTGGATCTAAGGCAGTTAAATCTGCTACCGGGAAAGATATAACTGATATTATACCGGCTTATGGAGCACAAAAAAAGTATCAAGACTACGTTTCTCTTCAAAATAAACTTGAAAAATTAAAAGACCAAGGTTTAGATAAAACTAAAATTTCTTCCGCGATTGAAGGTGCTCAAAATACTTTAGGACAATTAGGTCCTGCCGGATTAAATACAGCTAGAGTTGCTGGACAAATCTCCCCCATTACTAGTAAATCTAATGATCAATTATACAGCGATGCTCAACAATTAAAGCAACATCCATCAAAACAAGCTCAGTATGTTGGTGATAAACTCGAAAAAGCCGCTCAAGGCGATGATGTTAAAAAAGCAGCTGTAAATTTTGATTTACAGCAACGCCCTGAATCTAGAGCTGTAATGAAAGAACAGTTTGATTGGGGCGATTTTGACGAAATGGAAGATGAAAAAGATAGAGATGGTTATTAAAAAGGATTTTTATGACAAAAAAACAAAAAGACGAAGTTGTTCAAAAAATTGACGCTCTTTACGTTATGGTTGATTCTTTTCATAAAGAAGCGGATCAAAGATTTGATAGTATTGAACGAGTTTTAATACTACAAGAATCTAATTTAAAAATTCATATGAAAAGATCTGACGCTTTAGAAAGTCTTCTTGAAAAAACTAAAGAACAAGATATTAAGCCCATTGCTCGTCACGTAGCGATGGTTGAAGGGGTAGCCAAATTTATAGGATTTATTTCTATGGGTGTATCTATCGCCGCTGGCGTTTTTGGGATTTTTGCTTATTTCTTATAGCTGTATTTTCGGCTCTCTTAAATTCCATTTGAAGCTTATCTAATTTAAAACTATTGTTTTTATTATCAATTAATTCAATCATTGAATCTTCTGGATTTAAAGCATCGGGTTCGTTTACGCTATCTAAAAACTCAGGTGCTCCACCTTGAAGATAAATCATTCTATTTTGAGCTCTAATCTGACTGTAAGTATCTCTATTTCTAGAGTTGTTTCTATCGTTATGTTCTTTTCTGGCCAGTTTATTGCGTTTAAAGACCTTATCGTAATCGTGTTTTAAATTAGCACAATTATACTCATGGGTGAAGGCAGCAAGCCATTCATACTCTTCTTTTGATAATTTATTTAAATAATCATAGTCTAAATATTCTTGACGAATTTTTGAATTATATTCAGACTTTAATGATGAATCTTTTGGTCTTTTTCTTTTTTTCTTGGTTATACTCATATAAATCTATTTGCCGTTCTTTGATGTCTCTTAATGAAAATCCGCGTATCTTAGCTTTTCTTTTTTTAGGTAAAAAAGCACTTAAAGCTTTAGTGAAACTATTAATATATATCTCTTTAAAACCGTCTCTTAAATATAAGAAATAAAGAAACTGACTGGAATAAAATTTATTTCCGGGTCTTAATTGATGATTTTTAACAAAAGTCGGAATATCTGTTTCTTCCGCTTTAAAGACTTTTTCATTTTCTACTAATTTAAGTAGATCATCTACCGAAAGATTATTTAATTGCTTGCGCTGCTGCATAAATACTTAATCCCGTAACAGCAATTCCTAATCCAAAATAAGCGGCTTTTTGCCAGAAGTCTTCGTGCTGCTTTCTTACTACTTCTTGAGCAAGTTCTTCTGTGGTCTTCATGTAAAGCATTAAACGTTCATCATTAATAGCTAATTGCTTTTGTAATAGATCATTTCTCGAGTGAAGAAGCTCAGAAAGATCTTTATAATACTTAGCGTCATCAACAGCTTGTGAAGCTTTCTTTTCAGCATCTGGGCTAAACAAAAACCCTTCACAAGGAGCAGGTTCTCCTTTTTTAAGAAGAACTACAGCTTTGTCGCAGGAATCGGCGTGGGCAGTTTGAAATATTCCAAATAAACATACCAGAAGTATAGTTTTAATGAATATATTAAACCGATCAGTCAATTTCATTCAAAAACTCTAATTTCGGTAATTATTGCTCTAAGTGTTGTCTCACCCAGTAACGTAGAGGCAGCTTCGTATTCGGCTTTTTTCATATCAGCGGCTTCTTTGCGTGCATAATATTCAACTTTTGTTTCAATTTTAGGAGAAACGTATGAACTAATTAGAACGCCATTATTAGATTGTATTGTTTTTTCAAGAACTAATTTATATATGATCATATTATTTCTTTTTATTAAATTTAGATCTAGTTAGTTTAGCACGTTGAGATAACTTCATCTCTTTATGCGGAAGATCTACTTTAGTATCTTCTTTTTTATCTTGGTTTTGTTCGGATAATTTTTTTTCTATTAGTTCTACTTTTTTATCCATAGAAAGTACGAATACAGTCAACATTGTAATTACACCCGCGATTACTAAAAAAATCATTAATTTCCTCCAAATTTCTTATTAGCTTTTTCAGCTTTTTCAATTAAAGTCATTTTATCTTGTATTTTAATTGCTTCTTCTCTTTGTTTTTTAATTGCACTTAAACGTTCATCAATTTCGCTAATTTCATTCTTAACATCAATTTCTTGTTTATTAAGCTGTAAATCTTGACCTTTGGTATTTGCAATTAGAGAATTAACTTCAGCGTCTTTTCGTTTAGAGGTTTGGTAAAAATAAAGAGCGACTAATGTGGCGACTACAGTAAGTAGATATTCCATAATTATCTCGAAATATAAGGCATATTAAATGCGGTTTTCTTGCAAAGATCAATATCAATTAAATTACATATATTTTTAATTGCATCGGTAGATCTAGATGCAGTCATGATTGTGAAATTAAAAGTAGGCTTAACAAATGGATATGTTTCTTGATTTTTAACAAAGTCAACAACAAAATCATAAGGGACAATTAAAGCAAATCCAAGATCTCCACTTCCAGCAAACACCACACCAGCAAGATCACCGTCGCCATTAAAAACGGCACTACCGGAATTTCCGGGTTGAATTAGATTAGAGGTATGTTGGGATTTGAACGTTTCGATTCGAGGCTTAAATCCCATAAAAATACAATACATATTAGTAAGGAATTCCTCTTCGGTACATTCATCTTCTCCAACCATAACATTAACTAATAGTAGGTCGGAAAAGTGACCTCTAGTGATCGTGTTAGGTTTAAGCTGGGGAAAGCCAGAAACTACGCTGGTATCTGCCATTTCCGGTCGTTTATCAGCGAGCTTTAAATTAACACCTAGATTGTTTTTAATTTTAATAATACACAGATCGTGTTTTGTGTAAACTTTATAAGCAACAACTTTTGAGCGAAGTCTTTCGTGAATAATATAGCCTCCGTTTTCAACAACACGGCAAACGTGCTTATTAGTTAAAATTAAAGAGCCCGTATTATCGCTTTTTAAAATAGAGCCAGTCCCCCCACTTGACATTTCGTTATTAACGACCATTACAGCAGCATTTCGAAGCTCTTTATTTGTTTTAGGTTGATTTACTGAAGCGAAAGAAAATGTAATAAGAATTAAATTAATTAGAAACATCAGTTTTACTCCAGTCAACTTTAACTAAACGTGAACCATCTTCGTTTTTCGTAACTTCAATTTTAAATCCATTATTTTGTACAACTGCAATAACTTCATTAATCATTCGTTCTTGATCTTCTGAAGTTAACCCTAAAAAATTAGCAGTTAATGTTGCTGAATGATCGAAAATACCTTGAGTGCGGGCTCGATTTAAAATGTCACTTCCAAGGCTTGCAAGAAACGTGCGCTTTTTATTTCGATAAATAACTTCTTTAGGTGTTGTTTCATTTCGAACTTCTTCCGCATCGGGAAAGTCGAGGGTTAGGTCATCGGTATATGTTACGTCATTTGACATTTTTTCTCCTGTCTAATTACTTTACAATTACTGTATATTATTTATACAGTTTTGTCAACGTTTTTTCTTATTTGTTTTAAATAATCTTCTTTTTTCATTCTCAATTCGACTTTTATTCATATGACACGGTTTACATAAAGCTTGTAACTTACTAGAATCACAAAACAATCTCTCAATATAAGTATTCCAGTCATGAAAGCCGGTTATATCAATTACAGGTTCAATGTGATCAATTTGTAACTGTTTTTGAGGGAGAACAATCCCACAAGCTTCGCATTTATATTCACCTCGACCTTGTTTGACTCGATGATAAACTTTAGTCTTTTCTGGCCAATACTTGGAAGCTGTTCTAAGATGCGCCTTTAACCAAGATTGGAATTTTTTAGGTTCCATTACTTTTTTCTTTTCTTAACTGTTTGTCGATTTTCACAAAGATCGCAAGTTTCAATATTCAAGTGGGGAAGTTCTATTACGACAATGTGACCTTTCCCGCAATTCTCGCAAATCTCAGGGGCCATGTCTATTTCTTCCGCAACGTCATCAACTATATTTTCGTAAAAATGAGACTTTTTTGATAAAGATCTATTTTCTTGTTTTATTCTTTTGATTTCGCTTCGTAGCTTTCTTATTTCCCCGCGAAGATGTTCTACTTCGGATCTGTTGCTGTTTTTTATCTTTCCCAATTTTAGATTCCTTAAATGTGTCATTTAATAAATTTAAAGTACCAATTTTTGCGCTATCTGGGTTATATCTAGTATAATCAAGTCCACCATCGATAAAAGATTCAAGACAAGAACATGTATTGTAATCATGTGTATAACAAGAATAAATAACATCACCACAGAGATCACATTTAACGGCATTTACTATATGATTAAGTTTATCGAGTCCAGAAACCATAAACTTATCGTCTTGCTTATAAAGAAGCATGTACTTCTTATAGTCATATAATTTTTTAGCTAATTTATCACTATTTAAATAAACGGCAGTAACTATCCCATTAATATTAAAATAATTAATGAACTTAGGATTTCCTTTGAAATGCTTAGGAACTAGTTCATGATTAATACCAAGGTAGTTAACTTTTTTTACCATTAAAATTTCACGTAAAGTCGGATCTCATATGCATTTGTACTTTCTAATTCTCTAAAAATTGATCCATTCGGTGATTTAAACGTCACCGATTTAAATTGTTGATTTTGCTTATCTTTATATCGTTCCGCTTTTAATAACATTCCATTAATTATAGTACCAAAAATAATACAACCTTGATTATAGTTTTTTAAAGCATCATTAGCTAAAAAATAACTAACTCTTGCTCTAATAATAAGTCCGCAATTTTCTATACTGTAATCAACCAGACTTAAACTTTCATTCGATTTCAATAATCCAACAATACAATCGTTTAACATAAACGCGTCTACGTTTTTAGGCTCTAATGTTGGATTTAGTTTTGTAATATCAAACGTGAATGGTGTATAATTTTTTATAACTTCATCGCTAAAAAGTGAAGAATACATTTGATCTAATTGTAAATGTGTCATTTTTTCCTTTATTTTGGACAATCTGTTTTTTCTAATTGATCAATCGGATAAATCATTAATAGTCCGGGTGCCATTTCTAATTCAGCATCAGTTCCATTTATAGCCGTAACTAAATAAGCAAATGGGATAGTGCTAGTTTTCATTTTAGCACAATCTCCGACTTCAATTTTAGTAGTTTTCTTTGGTGCATTAGCTATGTAAATACCTGAGTATAAACCTAAACTAAAAACAATAGCACTGATAATAATAGTTTTCATTTTTTATCCTTAACATCGGTACTACCAAATCCGCCACTACCGCGAGTTGTTTCGCTTAAATTATCAACAAACTCCGCTGGAGACGAGTGATAAGGAACTACAACTAGTTGACCAATGGCTTGAGTTAAATCAAATCGCTTAGTTGGAGCGCCCATGCTTTTTATATCTCTAAACTGAAACTTCATTTCTCCGCGATAATCGCTGTCGATGATTCCAACGCAATTACCTAAACTTAGAGTAGTTTTTTTAGTAACACTACTTCGAGCACATAAAAGACCAACAAAGCCTTTAGGGATCTCTACTGCCAATCCAGTTTCATACTCCCAGATGGGTCCTGTAGGAGAAGCAACGAACTCTTCTTTTACGGCATAAATGTCGTAGCCCGCAGATCCAGTAGTTGCCTGAGTTGGGAGCTTAGCGTTTTCATGAAGCTTTTTAAATTTCATAATTCAACACAATTTTCTTTTTTTACTAATTTTTTAGAATAATCGCCTATATATTGTTTATCTTTAGCTTCTTTTGAGAAATCAACAAGATAATATTCACTAGTCAAATCGTTCTTTAATAAAACACCTTCAACTTGTTCTTTTTGAACGAAATTAACATTTCCTAGGCTAAAAACAATTTCAATTAAACAAATTAATTTCATAACTTTTACCTTAACTTATATTTAAAGTAATGTCAAATATTTATTCAATTATTTTATAAGTTATTGATATTCTTTAGCTTTTGCTATAATGGGTAATTGTTCAATAAATATTTTTTTAATTTCATTAGCTATTTCGACATGTTCGAGCTGAGTTCCCGAACCGCAACGAACATCAAGATAGTGAAGCCATGAACGAACTGATCCTGTCATATATAGCTTAGTTTGAGTTGATAGTGGTAATAAAAATCTAGCCGATTCTTTTGCTATTTGTTTCTCTAAGGCTTTTGCATAAAGATCATTTGCTAATAGTATAATTTGGCTTTGAGCATCGTGAAACCAGGCTTGTTCTTCTACTGACAAATCGTCAATACTATTTTGACGATTTTTTGTATCTTGTCTTCGGGCATCGTATATTTCAAAGTTCTGAGCTTCGCTGTAGCGTTGGGAAAATTCTTGAAAAGAAAATGATCGGTGTCTTAGGATCTGTGCTGCGATAGCTCGACTTGTAACAATCTCGACCGTCATATGAGCCATTTCAAAAACAGACCAATGGCCATGTTTAATACAATAATCTAATAGTTTAGTATTTTCGCTATCTTGATTTTTAGGGTTTGAAACTCTTGCCATATACATTATATTTTTTTCAGCTTCTGGAGTAATCGATATGAGTTTTACATTCATTTTAATTTTTCCTTAAAAGTGTGCGTTAGAACTGAACTTAATAAAACAGCCGGAGAACAAAGAAAAAAATATAATACAAAAAATGAAGGTTGTGGCCAAATTAATACCCAAATATTATACCATATTACATTGGTAATTAGAGCAATTATTAGTGATTTTTCTAAACTAACTGTTACCTGTGACATAATTACCGCCCAAGAAAACCATGCAGGAAAACCAAAAACAATACCTGCACCAAGTGACGCTAAACTGGAAACTGCTCCAATTAAAATTAATTTAATCAATTTCATACAATCTCACAAGCTCCACCGCTACAAGCAACAGTTTTTACTCTGGCTGTATTGTCTGTTTCTTCTTTAACTTGTTTTAAATCTATATCTTTTACCTGCTTACTCATTTCTTCATATTTTTCTTTAGAACACTCTTCAAAAGGTGCCTGTTGATAATTTCCGCCGTCATAAGGCAACAAACTGATTCCTGAATAAAGATCTCTATTTTCCCACATTTGATTACGTAAATCTTCCCACTCATTATCTTTTACGGAAATGGTAACAGAAACGTTGTGTTTGTTATCGCCATATCTATGTCCCGGATTCACCCAATTTCTACTGTAATAAAGAGTTCTATTAAACAAAGAAAGAGCGGTTTCGTTTTCTCTTAAAATAGCACCATTTGGACTTTCTTGTGGGATACTCACTACAACACCAGTTGAGCTAAAAATATCATCTTCAACTAGACTTGGGATTGTGTTTTTTAAATAGACAGCGAGACTGTCATCTTTATTCATTCTAATTCTTCTAATATAGTGTTGCGCGTGTCTAGCGTGAATTCCACTTGAACTACCTAGAACGCAACTAGACGTACCTTCGGGTTTAATCGTGGTTGTTCTAGCCGCTAAATTAATACCAATTTTTTTAGAATATTTTTCATTTACATCTAAAACTAATTGACTGGCTTTCTTAAGCATTTCAGCATTAATCATAGATTTACTATCCGCTATTCCTGTAAAACTAACACCCAAGAGAGATTCTCTTTCTGTTGTAATCTGCCAAGATGGACGGAGATAATCAAAATTAGTATAGCTGGCTTGTAAAGTACCAAGTAAAGCTGCTTGATAAACTCGATTTAAAAAATCTTTTTCGCTTTTTATGTCAGTTTGATTAATTGTTGTTAAATTACAAAATTGATTTGAATTCAGTGCAATTTCATGACATTGACCAGTCAATACTCCATTAAAAATACCCATATGGCGTTTAGGCTCATTAAAACAATATACTTTTTCAGCAAATCCATTTTCTGTGATATCAACAACAGAAACGAACTGAGATGCGTCTCTTTGTGGCGTTTTTTCAAAACTCATTCTTTCGCACTTTAATCCTAGAGATTTTAAATTTTGCATTTGTTTAGCACCAATACAAATTCTATACGCATTTTGACATTGAAAAAAAGCGCTACCACCTTTACCATCGGGCATTAATCTCATTCCCGCTTTATTTGCAAATAATACTTTACACTGGATACCTAAAGTTGATAATAATTTTTGTAAATTTGTTAGAAAATCTCGATTAATCGAAACTAATTGTAATCCGCCTTCTTTTAATTCAGTTCCGTCACCATCAAACAAACCAGATAACCATTCCAGTTTAGAATTTACGCTATAATCAAGTGGTACAAAATTTTTAGATAATGGAGTTTTATTTAAAATAACTCTATATCTATTATTGTTTTCTTCCCATTTTACTAATTTTTTATTTTGTATTCTTTCTAAGCACATTTCTTTCGGTTTATAAACATATAAAGTTTTATTTAATTCCATACCTTCAGCTGAAACAAATCCGTTGGTATAAGCGTCTTCTAATTCTAACATGGTATCCATTATCGGAAACTCGTGTTTAATTAACTTCATTCCGGGCTCTAAATCTTTAGCTTCTACTATTTTAGTTCCTCCGCGATAATCAATAGAAATATGAAATTTATGATAAGGAGTGCAGTTTAGAGTTCTTCCATCAGAAAAGTTAATTGTGAGGATTTCTTGATTATAACCTGTAATTTTTGGCGTCACTTCACTCCACTCAAAACCGTTCCATATTTTAGTAGGTTGATCTACTAATTCGTCAATTCTTTGATAACCTTCCGAAGTTAAGATTTCTGTTTCGCCAGTAACGCACGGATTGAATCCCCAATCAGTGTTATTACTCCAACTAAAACCCGGCTCTCCGCTTCCTGATTCTTTACAAATTTTAAATATTTCAAAAAATTCATCTTTGGAGACTTCGTTTCTTGGAAGAACCGCGCTGTTATTAGCTCTCGCTCTCCATGGAAAATTATTCCACCACTCACCTGATTTACTTTTAAGCATTTCGGTATCGTCTCGATCAAATAGAGAAATTAACGCAGCTCTTCTTATACCTCCAGCCAATACAGCATCGGAAATTATACAAATAATGTCGTGTAATTCTATAGGTCTTAATTGCCTACCGATAGCATTTTTTAATTTTTCTTCAACCATTTCTAACATTTTTTTTAGAGGTTCAGGTCCTGGAGCTTTTGCGCCCGTTGTAACTAAATAACTACCTTTTGGTCTAATATCACCAAAATCAAAACGCGGCTTTACTCTTCCATAAAAATAAGCTTCCATTAATAAATCGATAGACTGAGCCCAACCCATTATAGAATCTTGAACTGAAAAAAATCCATTTTCTTTTGGTTGTTTTAATTTTGGTAAATTTCTAGTGTGATGTTTTTGAACTGAAAAACCAACTCCAACACCAGAAAGAAGTAAATATAGAATTTCACCAAAAACTCTCACATTATCAATATTCGTAAATGAACAGTTATATTGTCTTGCGTGATTCTTTAAAATTGCTTCGCCCGAAAACTGTAAAGCTCGCATTGAAGGCATTACTTTAAGATTATGAACATAATTGTATGCTTTAGTAATATCACTAGATAGTTTAGGAAATCTATCTAGATGCATGTTCATGTTTCTATTAATAGATTCCGCTAATGATTCTCTTCGGCCTAAATGTGGAACAAATTTCGCGTAAGTTCTAAAAGCTACAATTGCGCTAAGTAGCATATTTGATGCATTCATTGCTGTTACTCCTCAAAAGGTAAATAGATACAATCACCAACGATAGAACTTAAATCTTTTTTATCATCAACGTGACGACTTGGTTTACTCATAATTAAATGAACATATTTACTTAAGTTAAGCTTTTTAACTACTTGTTCGGCGTATTGATGACCATTCTTAGACCAAATAACAACAAAATCGCCACGTTTATGACAATGTTTTAAAAATGTAACGTGAAATTTATGGGGAGTCAAATAGATTTTTTCATCTCCGTACTCAATTTCTATTTTATCTTTAGTACGAACTCTACGATCAATATGCATTAAAAGTGTGTCATCTATATCAAAAACTGTTATATTATTTGATTTTATAACTTTCACTATTTTCTTCCTAAACTATATAAAATAAACAAAACAGTTGAAATTGATGTAATTCGAATAAATATTTCTCTAGTGTTTAAATCTAAAACGTGACTTAAACCATAACAAATATACCATAATAAAACTACAGAAGCAATTACTTTTACTAGTTTAAAAACGCCGTTTACAATACCTTCTAAAATGTTTACCACTAAAACTCCCAGATTAAAAATGGAACTGCACCTAAAGCGACTCCTACAGTATTAGCTTCCATATCTTTCCAATCAAATTTATCATCATAAAAAGACTCTTTAGCTAATCCAATTAAAAGTACCGAAGTTGCAGCAATAAGAGCGGCTTTTCTTGAGCTCATTTTAGGATTTGTTAGCATAAGTCCACTTGAAATAGTATAAGTTAGCGCCATGCTTGTCGCCAAATGAAGATTTTTATCTTCTTGTTTATAGAAAAAGGCATTGGCTTGTAACGGTAAAAGAAAAAGAAAACACATTAGTTTAGTCATAAACACTCCAGTCAAATTCTTTATCATATTCTACACCAAAAAGCTCTGAAATGTAAAGTTTATAATTAACTAAATAGAAATCCACAGGAATCATGTATGGGTACATTATAGAATTGGTATCTTTTGTGTGAGTTCTTAATAAAATGCAATGACCAAGCTCATGAAACATAATAGATTCCATTTCAGCCGAATTTCCTATTTTGTTTATAAAACGTGAATTTACTTCAATTAAAGGGTTAAATCCTTGAGTGCATTGAGCTACGATTTTATTAGATAAATAGCTAAATTTTACAATTAAATTATCTATTTTTTTATTGCTTATTTTCTCAAATTGGGTTACATAAGGTTGAAGTTTTTCATCCACTGAATATACTTTTTTATAACTTGAGCATCCTGAAAGTAAAAAGAATAGTATACAAAAAAAGGAAGCTACAATAAATCCTTCAAGTCTTCCTCGATTTAATACTTTGTATAAAATTGGGTTTGGGATGATTTTCATAGAACATCCTGTACAATCCAAATTTGATTTCGCCACTCATAAGCACCTTTACCAATACGCTTGCCGAAAATGCGAGCGAGCAAAAACATATATGCAGGTTTCTGTTTGAATTCTGGGTAAATCACGTTTTTTCCGTCCATGTTACCTCTAAGGAGACGCCGCAGTGTTTGCATTTATAGTTTTCATCTTCAGGAACCGGGCCATTAGGCCTATAAACCGCATTAACTGAAAAAAGAACTGGCTCATGCTTACAAGGCTCCCGCTTGATCGGCTCGATGAATGCCATTTTAAATTGGTAATAGGAATTTCTAAAGTTAGAGCTTATCGCTACATGATTTTTTTCATCTTGAATTGTTGGTGACACCTCTCGCATACTCTTATCGGCATACCAAGTTGGCCACTCGCTCATGAGCTTTTCCATTTTGGCGTTAGCGATATCAGCGGCTTCTTTTGGTTCTAGTCCTGTAAACATAAAATCACTCGGCTGGAATATTTTTTTCATTTATAAATCTCTCTTGAAACTATTTCACGATACGTTTCAGTAGGCTCGACTGTTAATTTATAAGGACTTAAGAAAGTTATCATTTCTGATAATTTTTCTTTTAGATACTCCTCGTGTTTATGGGGTTTTTGTGGATTATCAATGCAACTAAAAACGTCAATAAAATTGCTTGAATTTCTTTTATAATAACAACCATAATAATGAAAATTAGTTCCCGCTACTTTCAATTTAGTGTAATAAACCGTCATTTATTCCTCCATAAAACTTTTCGCGTAAAATGATGAACAATTTTCTTATTACCATCCCAGTCTTCTAAATATAAACCTTTAAATTTGTTTGCCCAAGAGTGATGATCTTTTTTAAATCTTCCAACAATTAACTCTAATTCATTTAAAGTTAAATCTGTATTTTTTAATACATAATTTAAATTTTTATCATCACTTAGGTACAATTTAAAACTCCAGGCCTAAATTCAATAAAACGGTGTCGTTAGTTTGAACTTGTCCACCAAAGCTAACTCGGCTATTAAGCATTCTTTGGTATTGAACTCCGCCTAAAAGACCATTTCGATTAGATTGGCTTCCAGTCAGAACTGATAAACGATTAACACGATAAACATGAACTTTTACAGGCACTTCAATTTTTTGAAGCAAAACTGGCGGACCTTCTTCAAGTTTCATTTGAGTTTGCATAAGATTTGACTCAAGAAGTCCAACTTGAACCGAAAGCTCATAATTTTCCTTCTTTAAACGCTCGTTTTCGGCTTTTAAAGCGTCAATTGTTGGTTCTTGGGCAAATAGTAGGTTACTGATTAAAAGTGTAATAAAAAGCATTATAGGCTCTCCTTTATGATTTCAATCTTATAAGTTTTAAATAAACCCTTAAGATCGTTAAATTTTTTCATTAATTCAATTTCAGATATGAATAATTGCTCAAATGTCGCGTAATCGCTTTGCATAATTAGCTTGTACATTTTTCCTCCTTATACAGAAAGATTATCAATAAAAAGGTTAAATGTCAATAGCTAAGTACCATTTTGAGACTAGTCGAATTTATCGGCGGGATTTATTAAGGTTCCTGGGATTACGCCATTACAAACCTTAAAGCTTTCAAAGTTTCGTTCGTAAATAACCACAAACTGCTTTTGTTTCATGTCGTAAACGTAAAGAACTCGATCAAAATTCTTATCTAGCAAATTATCTTTAACTTCATAAAGTTCTGTAGGGTCTTCGCTTGAAGTACGCTTAAGAAGGTCGCCCACAACAAACAATACAGGCTTAAGCTTGATTCCAAGTAAATTTAGGATAAAGAGTTTGATCTTCCCGAGCTTCTTGTTAGGAACTAGATTTCTGTGAAGCATAGCCACTTCTTTACTCACATCTTTAATTGATCTCTTTTTGCTCATTTTCGACTCCATAAATTAAATTACTTAAAAATATTTGAACTTTACTACAATCAAAATATTCAATCTGTTTTTTGGTTTTGCATCTTCCAGTAATAACATGAACTACACCAGTTCCGTCTAGTTTAGCGTTTAAGTTGTAATAAAAACTAGCTAAACAGTCGTTATTTAAATCTAAGTGTTTAACCCATAAATAATGGGTTGTTACATTTAAACAAAAAAAAGTAAAAAATCCTAATAAATAGTTTTTCATTTTGAATCCTTTTTCTTAGCCCAACGATTATCTAGGTCCGGGCGATTCTTATACATCCAAATTGCAAATAATAAATTAGTAGCAGAATTTGCTATGTGAAGTGTTTGAGTTTCCTCGTCAATGTCCTCGCCATTATTAAATTGTCCTAAATGTCGCATTGCCGCAGCAAGAAGCCTTCGCATTTCGATTCCATTTGACCAGTTAGCAGTCCCGTACTTTTTTTCTCCGGCTTGTAAAACTTTACCAATTTCAACTAAAGCATCATAAGGAATTAAATCAAGAGGTACTTTGTTTTCGTCAAATTTTAAACCTTTGGAAACTGGGATTTCTTCAAATGTACTATAAATATTAACTGTTGTTGGAATTCTGTTTACGATAGTCTGTTCTGGGTAATCGTTATATGTTCCATCAGAATGGCGATAAACTTTGCTCATGAATCTCCTTTAATAAAAAGCGTAACGTGGCAAGACGCGACTCTTGCTCCCAGGATAACTACTGACGCTTTTCCCATTTAAGGGGACAGCTCTGGCCCAGCTTGCAGGGGCGTGTCTCCGGTGTACCTCTGATTACAAGAACCCGCTCGAGTCAGGCAACAAGGCTGCCCTGGTCGGGGTAGTAAGTTTCTTAAACTCTGTATCACTGCTTTCCACGCCGCACGTTACAAAATTAGAATAACAATTATTTTATTAAGAATCAAGAAAAAAATGGAAGCCTAGCTAAGAATCGAACTTAGGTCATTAAGGCCTTGAAGGAGCCCAATGTGCAAACCTGCCTAGGCTAATTTTAGGGATTCTGTTTTTTACGAAAAAAGCAAATAGTTTCAATGGTTTTATCTTTAGTTTCCTGAATTGTTACAAGTTCAACTTCTGAAGGCATAATCCCTGTTTCGGCTAAATAAGCTTTACTGAACTCATTTAGGATCTTTGACCTTTCTTCATTAAGTTTTTTTACCATTTCATTAATGTCAATTCCGGTATAAGTAATGTCGTTTGTTTTCATTTTAATTTCTCCTGGAGTTCCTTCTTCTTTTCTTTTCTCCACTTAAACGTCGGCCAATTGTTGTTTTTAGCATAATAACGATAAATCTCTAAAGATAGGTCCCGTTCAAGTCGCACTTTCCATTCTGGGATTTTAAGTCCCAGTTCTTTATAAATCATCAAATGATATTCGGCACCATTTTCTTCATCTTTTAAAATAGCAAGTCTGTCTTTTTTATTGTGTTTTTCTCGACCTAAAGCGTTATCGAGACTAATGGCAGTTTTTCGATCATTATAAACCCAAGCTTGGTGATGTCCCAGCTCATGAATTAAATCTAAAATAATTTGAGTGATTGATTGTTTGGGACGTAAATATACAGTAATTTCACTACCATCAGTAGCCCATTCAGCTTCAGGGTCAGTTTTACCTTGTTTCTTATAGGTAACTTTAATTCCTAAGGCTTGGCAGTATTTTTCAACTCGCTTTAATTCTTCGTCCCTAATTCCCATAATTATCTCAATATAGTTTTTGTATTTTTTAATAAATTTACACCATCTCGGTAGGATTTTCCGCAATGACTACAACGATAGTTTTGATATTTTCCGCCATTTGTATATTGAAATCCGCGCTTTTGAAATTGTTTATGCCCACAAGTACAAACTAACTCTTCTCCGTAAACATTAAGATTAACCATATTATCCCAAGGAGCAAGTTTTTTATAAACATCTTCTAAAGCTAAAACGTCCATTTTATTATAAGCTTCCATTTCTTTAAAAGCTTCGATATTACCTTTCATACATTCAGACCAAAGAGCATGTCCTGGGAATTTTTTTGTTTTAAGTTTTTTATGTTTTACGCCGAGATTATTTGAAAGGTATTCAAGTTTATTGCTACTAAAGGCAAAATGCTTTTTAGCCATAACCATTGTATCAATTTGTTGATACTTACTAGGCGGCGGGTATCCATTTAAAATAAACCGAGCATTTAATTTTTTAGTGTCAAAACGTTTTGAATTTTGTCCTAAAATCACATCAGCTTCGTCCATAAGCTTGTGAATATTTTTCAGTAGTTTTTTATCGTCGTTGATGTCTTTAGCGTTTCTTTGATCTTCGTACATTATTTTTGATTTTGGGTCATGAAGCCATTTCGCTGACCAAGATAAAATGCTCCAGTCTTGTTGAATTTGATTCAAAGCGACGTTATTATCCCAAAGGCTCCAAACATGTGCAATTATGGGCATAGTCTCAATGTCTACGAGCAAAATCTTAGGTCCAGTGTGTTTCATTATTTCTCATCCCGTTTTAAAAGTATTACTTGATTTTTTAAAGATTTACCATTAATTATACGTTTACATTCACTAATTTCAATATAATACGCGACTTTTTGAGATTCCACTTGTTCAATTATATCAAAAACTCCAGGTAATTGCAAGTTTTTAAACAAATAGTCACTAACTTTACATAAATAGTTATAATGAGGCTCATAACGCTCAAGTTTCGCTTTAGCTTGTTTATAAGCGTAAAGGTCATATATCTTCATTAATAATTTCCTTAACAGGTAAAACCGAGCTTAGGATCTCAAGGGTGGCTTTTACTCGATCTTCGTAATGTTCTGAATCAGCGTCATTATTAAATAAAGCATAAAGTCTAAGGATTCTATTGGGTTCCATTATTGGAAGGCCAGTTTTCTTATAAAAAAGAAATTCTCCTTTTGCTTTCTTTTGTTTAGTCCCGTTAATAGTTTGGTAAAGATAGATCTTGTCGCCTTGTTGAATGGATTTTAAAACCCCTTTATCTAAACCTTCCTTAATTGCGTCCATAACTTTGGTTTCGTTAGCGCGTTCACTTTCTTCTACTTTTTCAGTATAAGTCTTTTTTGTAGTCCATCGGGATATGTCTTTGATGTTTTTAGCTTCTTCTATATATTTTTTATAAATAGTTTTGATAACATTAAGATCGTTGTTTCCTAACATTTCGTTAACTACTGTAATTTGAAACTCTTTTAGTGCGGGTTCTTTGTTTGAACTCTTAAAAGAAGATCCTTTGATTGTCAGTTTAACATTACCGTTTAGATCAAAATCATCGGGTTTACACCAATTGGGATTCTTTTTCATTATGTAGTTTTTGGCTTTTGATACAATCAATTTATCGTAAACGCTGTCATCTTCAAAAACTATATTTGAAGGAAGTGTTGTGTTAATTTCGTCAATTTCTCTTTTAAACTCTTCTTTTGTGGGGGTAATTTTGTTGGTATAGGTTATACTATCAGTGTCTGTATTTATTAATGAATAGCCTTTTCCTTCTTGGATTTTTTTATCTAGAATCCAATGCATTTCGTTTTCTTCGTTTTCTTTACCTTTATTACGCGTTTTTTTAATATCTTTTTTAATTGAATATCCCGTTGCCCATAAAATAGCATTTTGAATAATTTCTCTTCCGTGTCTAGTTACCTCTGCGGCACCTTCGGGATAATTAAAAAGCAAATAGCCAGCCCCAAGGTATCCATACAACGAATTTATCGCAATTTTTTGGCTACCTTGCAAATCATCAAAATATTTATCTGAAGTTTCTTTAAATCTTTTTTTATTAAAAATACGCTCGTTCCTAAAATATTCTAAAATTTTAATTAAATGTTTATTCGGATCTTTTTGTTTATCATAAATATCGTACTCAAGCATTATACTTGGATACATAGAAACTATATCAATTTTACGCCCAGCAGTATACACACCAGGAATCCCCATAGAGATCGCGCCTTCAAACTCTACTTTAGGTGACGTCTTAGGAATACTATTCCCGTCTTGAAGATAGGATCGAATCATCATTGAATCGAGCTGACTTCCCGTCGCTTCATTAATCATTTGTTGAAATGTTTTAGGAACCGATTGATTCATATAAAAAAAACTTGGAGCCATAATTTCAAACATCTTAATTGGAGAGTCGCTATCTTGTTTACAATATTCCCGAAACTTAGCCCACAATTCTTCATTGTCTATTATAAGTCTAGCTGGGTATTTATCAAAATCCCATTCAATACGATTTTCATCAACTAGTTTTAAATGTTTTTCAATTGGTTTTAATCCGTAGCTTGGAAACGCTCGACCGATGTCATAAGTAATAGATAAAAACATACTATCAACAATACTTCGTCCATGACAATAAGCTTCGTGGTATTCGTAAGATTGACTTCCGTCTTTACGCTTTTTAGATGACTTCTCGCTAAATTTAAGAGAGCTCCCATCTCGACCTATGTTTAATTCATAACGAGCTAGATAAGGTAAATCGAAGCTAAAAATGTTATGCCCGATTAAAACGTCACAGTTAGACTCTCTAACAAAAGCGCACCAATCATTTATCATCGCTTCTTCGGTTTCGTAATCTTTTATATCAAAAAGCTTGTTAGTTAAAGTACCATTCTTTTTAACTGTATTTGAAATTAAAAGAACCTTGGCGTTTTTATCTTCAGGATCGACCCCGGTAGTTTCAATGTCGAATGAATGAAGACTTACTTCTGAGATCTTCATATTTTTAAATAAAGTGGTCCCCGTAAGCATCATGTAACCTTCTTCGATACTTCTAGGAAACCATTTACTTTTATCCCATCTTGAACTTAATTCTGCGTACTCATCAAAATCTACATGATTAATATAATTATAAAACTGAGGACCTTTTAGCTTAGTTCCTTCTCGATTTATATTTAAATACCAAGGCTTGTAATCTTCTTCAATAACAATTCCAGTTAATAAATACTTGTAGATTTTATTATCTTTGAACGAAATGTTTGTGATGTACTCGGTGGAATCTTTACCAAAGATTAAAGGGTCATAAGTTCTATCGGATAGTTTTGACAAAGTATTGCTGTGATTTTTTAATATCTTTTTAGCTGACCTAAGAACGAGTTCACTTTTAAAGACTTCTTTCCATTGGTTATTAAGATTCTCGGCTCCCCAACGTAAATAGGATTCCTCTACGTCGGAGATTGATTTACCTTTGTATTTACCGAAATCAATTGTTGTCATTAAAAAGGCTTCTCTTCTTTTGCTTTTTTACGCAAACTAACTTGTTCTCGTAAAGTTTTAAGAGTGGCCCGATCTTCTGGAGACATTTCAGTAATTGATCCGCGCAAACCGTCCCAATTAAAATCGTAACTTCCAAGTTGTCCCATTCGGTTTTTAAGTACCGTAATATTTAAAAAATTATCGTCGTCAACGTGTTGAGGATCAAAGCCCGGTCTATGCATGGAAAGAATTATTGAGGCCTGTTCCTCCAAAACTGAGCTTCCTTTGACGAGCCGATAACTATTTAATTCGTCTGAGGGATCTCCAGCGTGCTTCTGAGGTTGAACTAAAAGAAATAAACACAATTCGAAATCATTAGCAATATCTTTTAATTGTTGAGCTAAAAATCCTTTGTTCGCAGTAGAATCGCTATATGGACCTTGTAAACACTCTAAATAGTCAATTGCTAAGAATTTGATATTTCTTCCGTTTTTACGCTCTTCTTCTAACATTAATCTAATATCAGAAACTGTAATACCGGATCTAAAACAAAAACTAACATTTTTATATTTATCACTTACGCTTCTTTGTATTTGAAGAATTCTTCCTGTATCTTTATTTCTAAAGGCAGCAAAGATTTTATCTCCAGAGAACCCTAATGCTCTTTGTACCAATCTTTGATAAACTAAAGGCGCTCCCATATCTAAAGATAAAAACATAGAGTCGATATTCATTGAAGAAAGACTTTCAAGGATACCAAAGGTAATAGAACTTTTTCCTGCCGAAGGTGCTGCCAATAGTTCAACCAACATTGAAGTCGTCATTCTAACATTATCATCAATAGTTTTAATTCCAATTTTAATTGTATTTTTATCAATATTTTCAGCAAAATCTTTAAAAATACCAGTTACATCATTTAAAGAAACGAGTTTTGAATCGCTTTTTTCAGCTTTAACTTGATATTTCTCATTAATGCTAGCTAAAAGCTCGTTATCCTTTTCGGAATAAGTTCCCCCTTGCCAGGAGTCGCTGTAAACAACGTTAATAACCTGAGTCATTATTTCGTCTTCAGACCGTTTTTTAGCTTCGCCGTAAATAGCAGCGCGTTTCTCATTAACTGACCAAAGCATATTAAAAGCGTCGTTCCTATCGAAACCGGCTTTCTTATAAGTGGCGGCTAAAATCATAAAAGCTGTATTACCATAGCCTTCAGGAATGAATCCTTTATGAAGAACAAACTTGGCTTGTGTCAAAAAGTTAGGTCTACTAGAAAAATCGATCTCTTCCTTTATGTCCAGTTCAACTAAGGATTTAGGTACTTCTTGTTCTTTAATTGCTAGAAGTTTTTCGGGAAGTTTAGTTAAAGTTTTTTCATAGTAGGGATCTTTTTTATTCTTTGCTTGTTTTTTAATTGAATCAATCGTTAATGATTTTAGATTGCTTATGTTCAAAGGAGTTTTATAAAGATGAGTTTCTCCGTGACGAGTGTAATCCAAACGAAAAATGCGAGAAGCATTATAAATTTTAGTGTCAAAAGTTTCAAGGTCTCCAGCTAAAGCTTTAGCGATTTGTTTATGCTTTTCAGGACTAAGTTCGGTGTCATGATTAACAACTACAGAGAATCCTTTATTACCTGAAAACGAAACCTTAATTGAATTCTTATCAATCCCATAATCAATCAATCTATCAACTAAAACTACAGTATCTTTTCGGGCAACTTCTAGATCCTTAGAGTCAAAATCAAAAGCTAAGCAGTCAGTAACTACGTTGTTGATTCCGCTAACTCCGCGCTGTCTTTTATAGCTTGAACCCTTAGCTTCGTCAGTTATTAAAATAACTTCTTCTGCTTGATTTTTTTGCTCTTCTGTATATTCGTAAAGAGAGAGATAATAATCTTCGTCAAAATTTTTAATGTAATTGAATGGATTTTCATTCTTAGGAATTAAGGTGCCGACATCAGCTAAGCCACGAGTAAGTCTAACGTACATTCTTTTCTCCTGTTTCATTAAAATTATTATACCACTAGATATAAATTTTTACAAATAAAAAAAGGGCAGGATTTTACCCCTGCCCCCAAACTAAAGGAGGGAGATTTTACGAAGTAATCTTATTTTGTCGTATTGTCAGGAGCAACTACTTCATAAATGAGCCATGTGGCGATTTGTTCTACTTTTTTTCGTCGAGATTCAACGTCTTCTTCTTTAACTTTACCTAGTTTAATAAGTTTTTCTAAATTCTGAACGGGATCTTGTAAGTGCGCAACATTATCTTTATTCGCTTTAAATGGAACCGCGTCTACCTTAAAACTTACATTTTTATCAAAACTAACATAATTAGGTTTACCTTCTTTTCCTTTGCGAATCTCCGCAATCTTTTCTTTTTTAATAAGAATTTCCCCAAGAACCATTCCAGTAGCTTCAAACATTATAATATTTGCAGTTCGAGAAACGTTCATATCCATTTCTTCGCTGTCTTTAAGAACTGTAATATTATCAGCAAACTTAATATACTGTCCATTATTTTCTTTAGATTTTACTACATTTCCGATTTTTGCCCATTTACCCATTTGTTTCTCCTTTATTTTCTTCATTTAACGAATTAATATGATTTCTAACAATTACACCTTTTGCGTACATAATCTCTTTGCAGTACTCATAAAGACTTCTTTCGTCGTCTCCTAAAAGTTCTACTGGAGCGCCGTTTACTCCGTCCATTGGCTCAAGAACCAATTTTCTAAGTACTCGACCAATTCCTTTACCTTTTTTTTGAGCCATACCGTTTACAATAGTCGCTAATTGATTTTGATAAGTTTCAGTGTGAAATAAATGTCTGGCGGCTTCATATTCTTTTTCTGGATCTTGGATTGTTTGTTTTTGTTCGCTCATTAAAATGCCTTTGTCGTTCCGTTAGAGAATGAAGATTTTGAATCAAGTTTACCGTTAGACGTTACTGTTTTTACTTGTGTTGTTTTAGTTGTCGTAATTTCAGGGCTATCACTGTCACTATCAACCATGTCTACTGTCGGGATACTAAATGTTTGAATTAAAGCGTACTTTAAAGCGGCACTTAATGCCTTGTTAGTAGCTTTATCCCCTGAGTCCAAACCTTCCGCTGCAATTGGCCCAACTGTAACTTTAGATCCATCTTCTGCAAAAAAGTCATACTCCACCATTAACTTTACATGTTTATCTACTCCAGACTTTCCATTAGAACGAGTTACTTCTCTAAGTTCGGTTTCATATTGAGTAGTGCGGGGTGTCATAAAAACACCATGTTTAGTTAATGCTGGATAAAGAGCGTTTACAAACTGGTCAATTCCTCTAAATTTAAAACCCTGAGCTGAATTAGTTTGATCTTTAGAAATAGATCCTACATCCATCATTACTTCTGACATTTTTTTGTAAATCAAATTGCTCATTTTTTACCTTCCTTCATTCGTTTCGTTCTATTAACTACACCTTCAAGACCGCTTTTTCCGTGTTGAAAAGAAAGACCCGCTACTCGGTTATCCAGAGGAGTTGATGAAAGTAAAGTAGAAGTCATAGTGTTAAGATCGTATTCAATTTCAACAATTAAATAATCTTTTCCCATAGAAATAACATCAAAAGCTATATGTTTTTTTGTTGGGGTAACTTCAATGTGTTGTGGGACCGTTTCAGTTTTAACTTCAGTTACTGAATCTTCTGTAACTTTAGGTTTAATAAAACGCTCAGAAATAGTTTTTAAAATATCCTTATTCTTAGTTTGATTGGTGCTCATTATTTGTCCTTTCCGACATAATCAAAAGCGGTGTAGCCTTCTCGTTCAAATAGCTGACAAGTACATTCTTCTCCGTAAGCAAAACAGTCAGGATTATTTGAAGGAAATAAACCATTTCTTATGTTATATAACGTTTGATCGAAACTGTCAAGAGTTTTTTCAATTACTTCTTTTGGTGCTTTGTCTATAATAGTTTGAATAACAACCCTAGGTTCTTTTTTCTTCCTAATTTCTTTATTAATAACAAAATAAGCTAAAGCATCATGTTCTTTATCGGCAAACCCATATAAGGCCAGCTGGCTAGCGTCAATTGTTTGAATTATATCAGTTTTATAGGCTCGACTTGAAGTTTTATTATCAACGATTAAGATTCGACCATCTTCCCATTCACATTTTAAGTCAATAAATCCAACTATTTCGTCTCCCGTTGCGTTTTTAATAGATATTGGGATTTGCGTGCCTAAAACCTTTTTAACTTTTGGGACCACCTGATCTTTATAAGCCTCTAGAAACATTATTCCTTTTCTATAAAGACTTTCGTGTTGAGTGGTAACTTCACCTTCCTCAAACATTGCCGGGTCCATATCGGCCTTATAATAACGTATTTGGGTTGTTTCTGGTCCATTTACCGGTTTTTTATTAATTTCAAAGGTAAACCATTTAGTTTTAAAAATTTCCTTAGCTTTTACTAAATCTTTTTCTTTAAGAAGAACTTCAAGAGCAGCATCGATAGCTGAACCAAACGGCAGCGCCGATCCTACAACTTTTTTTCTTAAGTTAAGCATGTAATGAATGTAATAAGCTTTAGGGCATCTTTTATAAAGTTCTTTAGCTGAGTGAGATAATTTTATCATACGAAAAACCCATGTCTGAATAAATTTATTATGTTCAATGGATACAAATCATATATCATGCACACCGGATATTTCATATCAAAAGACGATGGTACTAAAGTTTTAGTTCTACAAACTATAATTTTATTCATCGTCACTTTCCACGTTTATATTTTGTTTTAAATCAATAGACGTCCAGTCAATTTCTTCCATTAATCCTAATTTTTGAAGTTCAATAACTACGGCGCTTGTCCAACAAGCTGAAAGAAATACATCAGTTAAGTCAGATGTAACTACCGCAGTTTTATAGCTATTTAACGCAGCTTCTCTAATTCGAGTATAACTACTTTTGCTTAGGTTTAACTTTTTTCTTTTCAACTTTAGCTCCAAGTTTAATTAATACACGCTTAACTCGTCTAAGAAGAGATTCGTAGTCTTCTCCAGTTTTTTCTCCACTAAAAACAGATTCCCCAATTGAATCCATAATTTCAAAAGTGTGATTATGCCAGTTTATAACAGCGCGCACTCGTTTCTTTTTTAAAGAAATTTCACATGAAATCCAAATGTTGGGATCTTCTGGGTGTTTTGTATATTCAATTCTTTTTCTTTTAGCCATAAAAATCACCATCATAAACAAAAATACCATCTAAATACGTAGTATATGTATAATCACAACGTGTCCATATTTTATAGCACATTGTTATAAATATGATTCTCTCCTCAACTTCCCAATTTTGGCATCGTTTTCTAAATACTTTAACTTTATTCATAATAATCAATATCCTGTTTAAAAAATCCAATTAAAAAATAATTTCCCGGCTTTTTATAAAAAATTATATTATTTAATATATCAAGTTCATCAATGTATAAATTTGAATTATAATGATGATATATATTAGTAAAATCAATCCGCGTCATCCGCTTCAACCTCTAGACTCTTATCATCTAAATCTAGTTTAAACTTATCAATTTTTCTAACTCTATAGCAAATATAAGAAATAATCCAAACCATAGCTGTTACACAAGTTGCCATGGTATATTCTATATTAAAATGAAGAAGAATTAAAGATATAATTAAAAATACACTAAAAACGTAGTAAAATAAAAGAGTTGCACTTCCTTTTCCACCTTCGTTATCATAAGCGAATGGGAATCTAATTCCTTCTTGAGACCATTTATCGATAATTTCTTTTAATTTATTCATTTCCTTCTCCTAAAAACTCATCAAGCTTTTTATTTATATCTCTTGAGTTGTTCACTCCGTAACTTTTACAAACCGCTTCATAAATTATACTTCCATGCAAATTATCCCATTGCGTTTTACAATTTATACATTCTACGGCAGGATGCGGTTTGCATCCTTCACAGCTTACTATTGAATGCTTCCAGTTCTGCACCCCGCACACTAGACATTTATAAATTTCCATCTTTTATGCATCTCTCCCTAAAAACTTGTCGAGCTTGTCTCTTAAAAACATTAAGTGCCCCCACTCATCCTCTGGTAAATCTCGCTGGCGACTTTCGCAAGGTAAAACTGCAATCTTGTCGTTAAGATAAGTTGAGACCTCGCGCAGGAGATCTAGGGCTTTGGTGTATTCTCCATCAACTCTACGCCACTGACCAATGTACATAGAGATCATTTGAGCGTGGGGAATTATGTCTTTAGTTACCTTTTCGTGCTCACTCATTTCCCCTCCAGGACTTTTTTCAATGCAGGTAATATTACCTTTAGGCCACGCGAACCGTGTTTATTTGCAAGTCTTGGCTCTAAATATTCGATTGCAAACTCAAGCGCCTCACGCAGCTTTTGGTTTTCTATTTCAGTAGCTTTGAATGTTTTGTAGTCGTCTGGTGTCCATTGCATCTGCTCTCCGCAAGATGGGCAATTTTGCACACCACACAGCCGTTCAAATTCCGCCTGCATCTCGGTTATGGCGGCGTCCCAGCCTTTTTTAAACATCGTCTCAAGCGTGTCCTGTGACATAGCTTCAAAGATTTCTTTTTTAGCCAGCTCATCCCTTCGCTCGTCGAGGGAGCGGCGACTTTCGTCGCTATCGCTCTGTGTGGGCTTTGGGGTGGTGTCAGGCTGCTTTCTACATTCGTGGCCGTCGCCAAACTTACCGTTTTCACAGCAACAGCCGCAGATTTTATTTTCGCAGTAAGTACATGATTCACTCATCCTTCGCCCTTTTTGTCTTGGGGTTCTAAGTCGCAAGAACCACAGAATAAATCATTTGGAGCGGAATTCAATTCAGGTTTCATTGGAAGTTCTTTATACTCCCACCATTCTGATCCGTCATATTCATGTCTTTCAAGCCAAAAATCTTTACCTACGATCTTTAGCTCAAGAGGCACGTTATTACCGCCATAGCCGTCGTTATATTCTTTGTTCGCCATTTCTGTGAAAACTTCCCACGAAAAATAAAATTCGGTGTTTCCGCACCAAAGTACGTCAGAAGGAGTTTTATTGTTTCTTTTTAAGTATTCTATTGTTTCCTTAAGTAAATTACTCATCCTCTATCCTTCCGCGCCGTGGGTTTGTTTCAATCGCGCCTCGACTTTTGCGAGGGCTTGTTGTGCTCTATGCCAAGCGTCTGGCCCGTCTACAGTGCGCTCGTTTATTTCTTCTAAGCTTTCAACCAACTCCACGATGATCTCTTTGTGCTTGTCGCAAAGATCTAGCAGCATTTGTTTTGTTGATGCGTCGTCTACAACTATAGGAAACGCACAATGATCTTTACTTCTCATTATTCATCCCCCTTCGGCACGAGCGCGGCGATTTCTTTTTGTCTGCGCCTATAAGCAGCATTAGCTTTTCGACAGCATATTAAACATTTTCTACCGCCGATCTTTCTAGGTCGCGAGTTTTCTTCGTTAAGCTCATGCCCATTTTTGCAGTGGCTTCTCTTTCCAAGCCAATGTCTTTTTTTCTTTGACATATCTGCCAGGTTGTCAGCGTGAGTCCCTAAAAATAAATGATTCGGATTTACACAACTTGGATTATCACAATGATGACAAACCAAAAGTTTTTGATTTTTAAACTCGTATGGTTCTGCTAAAAATTTCATAAGCCTGTGTGCTAAAAAGTTTCTATTTTTAAAACCGATATATCCGTATCCTTTTCGGTTTTTGCATCCTATCCATTCCCAGCACCTATCTTCTTCTTGAATATTTATTTTAGAAAAAAATCGTTCCAAGGAATTAAACAGTGGATCTTCCCAAGCCCCCGCCGCTTCTATTTGCTCAAGCATGGATTTCATAAAACATCCTTATATTTTTCTTTTTTCTTAATTTCTCTAAATCTTTTTAATGTATTATGGCTAACCGATCCTTGAAGGCCGGTTTTTTCATCTTCAATCTTAACATGGGTTAAAAAGGCCGGCATATTAAAATATTTAACTTTATTTTGAATAGTTACAATTTCTAAAACTTTCATTCCAGGAGGACAGTCTTGTCTTAAAGCATTTTCAACTAATTCAATTTCTTCTTTTGTCATATAAATCCTTTATAAATTATTATTTTTAGGCTCTTCATAACAAGAATCAAGTACCGCTTCAAGGAGACTTTTCTTAAGAAATCCATCAATTGCGTAAATCCCAGTTCCATCTTTATATTCAATACATTTTTCTCCGTCATAAGAATGGATTTTATTATCTTTTACTGTAATTCTAATGGGTTTTTCAGTAATAATAATATTTTCATTAAAAGTCCAGAAAACGCCACATTCTTGACAGATTGTTTTTGTTAAATTTACTTCTTCTTGATTTCTGTTATTATTTAATACTGTATTTTCAAAATCATAATAAGCCACCCAATAAGCTTCAAATGAACCATAATTTGCAAAACTTAAAATATTTGTAATGTCTGCTTTTTTGTTTACATCATAATCTTTATGTTTTTCTTTAGTTTCTGGGTGCGCTTTTAAAAGCTCAATTACTTTTTTAGCCCCTTTAAGTGGTGAATCTTCCCAATGAAATATGGGATTTAAGCTTACATTTTCACCATTTTCTTTTTGTTTTTTATATATTTTTCTAAAAGTTTCCTCAACTAAAGCTCTATCCGCGGGTTTTGTACATAAATTAACATTTTTATAAAATGTTTTATATTTTTCTGCTATTTTTTGTTGTTCTGGTGTTAATTTTAATTCGGACATTTTACTCCCTTTTATCGAGCTTTAGCTCAGCTTAGTAATTATAACATTCTTCCATTACAGTTTCAAGTAAACTATTTTTTAAAGATCCATTAACTGAATAAAGACCAAATCCATCTCTATATCTTAAAGCTAAATCATTAACGTTATGTAATTGACCTTTGTTATTTCTGTGAATTTCTTTAGGAAAATTAGATATTAAACATACTTCTTTAGACATATAAATTTGATGAAATTCTTCACAATGTTTTAAAAATTGTAAAAATTTATTAAAGTGAGGTTTTTTATCTTCAAAGATTTCATTTAAAATATAATCATACAATCCATAATAATTCATAAATAAATTAGACCAGGCTGGATAAAAATGCTCTAAATTTGGCTGTGAACGAAGCTGTGAATAAAGCTGTGAATCAAGCTGTGAATCAAGCTGTGAATCAAGCTGTGAATAAAGCTGTGAATCAAGCTGTGAATAAAGCTGTGAATAAAGCTGTGAATCAAGCTGTGAATCAAGCTGTGAACGAAGCTGTGAATCAAGCTGTGAACGAAGCTGTGAATAAAGCTGTGAACGAAGCTGTGAATAAAGCTGTGAATAAAGCTGTGAATTTTTATTCAAAAAAATCTGACAGGCCATCGGTGAATCTAAAAAAATAATTTGTGGTGTTTTTATTTGTAAAATTTCTTCATAAAAAAATTCAGCAGCTTCTTTAGCTTTTTCTACACAAATAGGTTCGGTTCTTAATCCTATTTTAAGCCATTTTTGTAAATATACATCTATTTGGTTTTCTTGATGTTTTGTTAAACTTTTAATCATAAAATCCCTTTAAACACAATAAAAAGCGCATAAATACAAAACAATTCAAATAATAACATATAACTCCTTTAAAATCAAATGTATAATGTTTTTCCAAAATTAGCAGGACATTTAGTCTCTTTAGGTAAAACCCAAAGAACTGGCATTTTAGGGTTTTCTGGGGTATCTGCGCAATCACCATCACCCATATAAACCACAGCGTCACAGCCTAATTCCTTAGCCTTTTTAAGGCCTGGATTGTAGGCGGTTCCGCCGTAACCAGTTCTTTCATTAATTTTAGTCTTTTTCTTAAGTTTTTCAACCTTTTTAATTTCGCAGTCAATTTCAATTAAATAAGTAGAACCTGTGTGTTTAGTAATGTGATAAATTTCGCTTAAAAATTGACTAAATAGCTCGTCACTTACTGATCCTGAACTATCAACACAAACTGCTAAATTTAAAACGCGTTTTTTCTTTTTTCCTGGCGCATCAAGTCCAAATCTTCTATTAATTTTCTTCCTCGTGTTTAAATTTAAAGAAGAGGTCGATGTTGAAATAAAATTTCTTAATATTTGTTGCCAAGGTAATTCTTGTGGCTTCATAATAGAAGAAATAACGTTTTTTAAATGTTCCGGTACATTCCCATTAGCTTGTTTAATTGCTTTACTTAAAGCTTCTTTTATAGCAGCTTGACTTAAACCACTTTTTTCAAGTTTTCCTATTAATTCTTCTAAATCATGGTCATCCATTGGCATTAGATCTTTAATTTTATCCTGATTTTTAAGTAAAAGATTATAATAAAAAATAGAATCTTGGTATTTTTCTATTTGTTGTTCTAATTTTTTTTCCATTGATTCGTGAGTAATTGCACATTCGGGAAGAACTTTAATTCTTTGATTAATTGACCAGTCAGTTGCTATGTTGTGAATATGTTTATCAAGTGATAAGTTTTTTCCCGTATTTACATGGTCGTGAACTAAATGTTCAACTTCGTGTTCAATAACTCCAGCTAATTCTTCAGTTGTTAAAGTTGAAACAAATTTACTATTAAATAATAGCGTAGGGGTGGCGTTCATTACTCCCGCCGCAGCAGTTTCAACACCATAAGCATCCCAAAGAACCGTGCTATTAATTAAAAAATAAGCATAAAACGGTTTTTCATTTAATAATATTTTAATAGCTTTATCTAAACGCATTTTATTCCTTTATTTTTCTAAAATTCTAACTTTCATTCTATTTGAAAAATTCTTATTATTTAAGATAAGTCCTTTATTAACGCTTGTTGTTTTAACAATTTCATTAATAAAAGTAAGAGAAGATTCTCGGGGAATATCTAAAACAAACTGAAATACATTATTAAGTTTTGTTTCATCTTTTAGGAATTCATCATCAGTTTTAATTCTAGCAATTAATTCGTTACAAGTTTTTGTAATCATATCAAGCCTAACATTTTCAGGATTAGATAAAGTTAAAATTGTTTCTCGCACTTTTTCGTAGTTATTGATGATTTGACCTGCAGAAACTGCTTTTTCCTTTTTCTTTTTATAAGTCATGTAACTACTTGCTGCAGCTTGGCCAACACATCCTTTAAATAATTCAAACTTCTCATTTTCAATCTCATCTTCATTGTCAAGTGGACTTACCATTTCAAGCCAAGCACGTCTATCTGGAGTTATAAAGTTTAAATTGTCTTTTTTGTTAGCTCGTTCAAGACAATCAGCATTTTCGCGGATAAAACCGGCAACGTCATAAGCTTCTTTATTTTCCGCGTACAAAACAAATTCTTCCGTTGTTGGTTGAAAATCAATGTGGCAAAAACGCGATAACCAAGCGGCGTCTGAAGTGCTCGTCACATTAAAATCTTCGTTATCATAGTTTCCTGCTGCAATAATAGTCCAACCTTGAGGTAAAACATGCTCATGAAGCATTCCTCGCGTGATAAAGCTAAACATAGCCTGCATAACGTCAGGATGGCATCTGTTTGCTTCATCTAGGAAAATAATACCATTTCCTTGGGTTGGAAACCAACTAGGTTTAGAATGTGAAACTGAACCGTCAGGATTGTGTTTTAAAAGGCCAATTAAATCCCCAACGTCTTGAGTGGCTAGATACAAATGAACAAGTCCAGTGTCTAGACTTTTAGCAATTTGTCCCACAATTTGAGTTTTACCTACCCCTTCGTTTCCCCACAAAAAAGGAGTTACTTTATGTTTCCTTAGAAAAGGATATACTTTTTTAAATTCTTGAATGTTCATTTTTTTCTCCCTAGTAAATACGCTCTAAAACAAGTGAATAGACTAAATCTGAATCTTCGTTTAATTCTTCTAATTCATCATCGTTAGCATCGCGCATAGAACCGTCTTCAAAAACCGCCGTAGCTGATGAAATAAAAGCGTCGCAAAAATCAGGGTAGTCGTTTGTATCAATTCCATCAACATCTAAATCGATAAATTTAATTGGTTTCATATTAATCCCTATTAAATTGATTAATCTTTTTACTTCTATTTTCAACCGTTTCAAGAAAACAAACCGACTTTAACTCAAGGCTTAAAATACCTTCATAATGACGTTTAATGTGGTTTTTAGCCTCTTCAATCGCGTCACCTTCATAAGCACAATGCGCGTCAACAACAATTGTAAAGCTGTTTTGTATGTTTTCTTTTTTAGCGTCAAACTTAACTTGATAAATGTTCATATTTATCCTCTATTTTCAGTTAAAGTTAATTCAGTCATAGCTACAGCTTTAAGTATATCAACCCCAAAGGTGTTTTTCAAGTTATCTAAAGACATTTTAATTTTGCTATATTCACTTTGATTTGAGTTAAAATTTGTATTAATTTTAGACACATTTGTTACTTTTTTGGGATCTTCTCTGTAAAGATAAACTCTGTCGTAACCGATCTTTAAAGCTTGAGATAAAGCTTCATTAAGGCTGGCTGACCCTTCGTCTTTAACGTGAAGCCCGCATAAATGTTTAGTCCCACTATTTCCCACAATAAAATCCACTTTTAATTGCTTAGCTTGCTCTAGAATTTCTTTTTTGTTTATTTGCATTTTTGTTTCCTTTGTTATAACCTTTTAAATAAGCTATTTTAATTTTCTTTACAATTCCAGTTTTGATAAAATTTCTATTAATTTTTGTTCTTTTATCTTGAACGCCTAACCAATAGAAATAATCATATACATTTTTAAAAATCATTTGTTTTACCGCCTTTATTCTAATATTTTCATGCATATTTCAGCTCTATCAAAACAAAATCTAATTAAAAACATAGGAAACCAAATCGGTAAAAGTAAAATTGTTAAAACTATAATTAATATTTCTTTATTCATAATTTCTTCCTTTTAATTCTTATCGGCAATTAAAAATAAAACTTTAGCTTTTTCTAGTTTTTCTTGATATATTTTTTTATATTTAGGTGTTTTAGAATGATAACGTGCAAGCCAGTAAAAATCAGTCCCTTTATGTTTTTTATGCATAGCTATTAGTTTAGCCGCGCAAAGAACATTCCCGTCAAGTGTTTCAATATTAAACATTTTACAAGTTGTGTTTTTGTGTATTGAATTTACTTGAAAAGGTCCCATGTCAATAGTTTTATTCCTATTTTCATTGATTTTAGGATTAACTGAATAGCTCGACTCAACCGCCGCAATTAGTCTTAGGTCTTGAGACTCAATGTTGTATTTCTGCGCTGCCTTATCAATAGCTAAATCTAATTCATTTGATGCAAAAACTAAGTTAAATAATAAAAATAATTCACTCATGTTGATCTCCTGATAAAATCTCTAACAACTCAAAAAGCCATGCTGCTAATTGTTCAGTATTACATGACCCTAAGTTTATTCTATATTTTAAATCTTCAATTTTTTTCTTTGTTTCTTCACTCATTTTTCACCTCGGGCTTTTTTTAGTAACTTGTCATACTTAAAAGGATCTTCAAGAGGAATACCACCAAAACGTCTAACAACTTCAAGTAACTCTTCTAAAGCTTCGTACATTTCCGGCGCGGCGGCGATAAGAGCAGAGTTAGCTCCGTCAAGCTTAATATCAACAAAACGATTTATCTCAGCAATTTGAACAAATTCGTTATCTTTATCTTTAGTCGTCCTTATGTATGTCTTATGATTAAGTTGTGTTGTGTCTAATTCAGGTGTCCATGGTCCGGACGTGAATTTATTTTTACTCACTATCTTACTCCTTTGTCGTTACTATCTCTTCGGAAGATTTTTAAAAAACTTTACCTAAACTAATAAAAAATAATGAAAATATAATTATCAAAACTAAATTATATAAATATTTATTCATACTTAACCTTTCTAACAAAAAAACAATCCAATTAACACAACCCAAAACGGTATATAACCAAAACATGCTAAAATAATCAGGATTAACAACATTTCACATTCTCCGAAGCTTCCTGTTTACCTTGTTTAAGGCCTGAATAAATCAACGAAGTTAGCTCTTCACGGTTTAGGTTTAAACCTTGTTTTAAAGCTCTATTTTTAAGTTTTACAGCTACTTTATTAAAGTCTGAAGCTAGGTTTAAGTAAAAGTTAGCGTGGTCTAAAGACCCTTTTAAGCGATGAAACGCTTCAAGGCCTAAACAATACCCTTGATTAATCGCGCAATCTTGAATTAAGTTTTTATAGTTAAACATTTTGTACCTCTTTTAATTGACTAAATAATTTAAAAGCTTTTACATAAATATGATCGTGCGCGGTTCTTGGTAGTCTATCTACCATTAAATCACCATTTTCATCAAAAAAATCTGTTTCATTAACTTCAAAAGAAGTTAACAAGTCTTCTTTTTCTTTATCATGTAACAAATATTCTAAAATATCTTCTAATAAAATTTCATCAGTTTTACTTAAAATTATTTTTTTATCCACAACTCACCTCAACTTGGTTATAAGTATTCTCAATAACACGCTCGACTAATGAAGCTTGTTTAGCTTTTTTTCTATCATAAGCTTCGCCTTGTTTTAGTTTTTTATACAAAAAGTCATCACATATGTTCTCTTCAGTTTGAATAATAAGCTCTTCAATCGTCTGGTCTATTAATGATTCGCGCACATTAACATATAGATCAACCTTAATTCCTAATTCAATCATTAGTTGTCTGACTTTAGCTTGATGTTTGGCGGTTGAAACTGAATAGCGATATTTATTAAAAACCACTAAACCATCAATAACTTTAACAAATTTCCACCAACGATAGGAAAACGCCTCAATGGTGTTAGGATTAAATATTACGTTCGAAGCTTTATAAATTTTTGATCTTTTCATGTATTTCATTTTATTTCTCCTTTTTAAGGTCGTAAATACATTCAAGAAGTCCATCTTCAACAAACAACAACAAAGTATCATCATAATAATCATAAGTTTGAGAGTGCTCTTTCATCATTAAATCGATATTTAATTCATAACCTTCAACGACGTTATGTGTACAACATATATCAATAAATGTATGCCATGCTCTGGTGTCTTCGAAATAAGGATTTTTATCAAGTTTTGTGAATTTTTTTGTTATTTTGTAAATCATTGTCATTTTATTTCTCCCTTATGCTCGAACCATGTTCATCGCGGTTCATATATCTCATCGGACTAATTTTTTAAAACTTTAGGCCTTGTGGCAAAATATTTTCATTTTCTTTAAATTGCTCTTTAGTTTTGTATTTTTTACGCGTAACTACTTTATTTTCATCATTTATAAAAGATTTTCTAACTCGTGTTGGGATGTTTATATAAAGACTCATCAATTGAATCCTGTTTTTAACCCCGTAAAACTTATAAATAAGGGTTAAACGGTGTTTTAAAGCCTTAAAACCTATTTCTAGGTTAACGGCTAACTCATGTGCGTCAAGCCCTTGTAACAGGAAATACAGCGTTTTTAACCGCGTTTCAGGACTAATCTCAATTGAGTTTCTACGTTTATTTTTCATTTTCATCTGTTTCATTTGATACAATCCGTAGATGCGCTCTTTTAAGAGACTTAATGTGTAGCTCAGCAATTGCCCTAATTTCATAAAGTCTTTTTACTGAAGATCGTATTAAATCACTAGAGCTATGTTGACCGTCAGCTTTTAACTGTTTGATTAAGTTCGTGAATTCAATAGCTTCTTTCTTTAGTTGCTGTAAATCAAACTCACTAACTAAACCGGTAGAACGTAAAGAATTAGTTAGGTATTTCATGAAAACACCTCGCATAAGATTTTAATTAAAAACACCATGGAAACTAAAACGATGGAAAAACCCATAACTAGGTCTGCAACCCTGAACGTAACTTTAGTTAGTTCATAAGAAAAAATTTTCATTGTATCACCTCACCTTGACGTTTTTCAATGAAGTCAAATAGTGCCCGTTGTGAGGCTTCCTTGTTTGACCAATCAATCTCAGTATCAAGCGTTTGTTCTATCAGGTTCAGAGCGCGTGGAAGGTCAAGCTCAAGGCCTATAACTTCATTAACATAAGATCTTATCACTTCGTATGTATTTTTCATGTCTTCTTTTGTTTTCATCTAAAAACTCCCTTGTTTAGTCTACAGGCACAATTAAGTAACGGTCCCTAACATAAGTCGCCCCTTTAAGCAGCGTTGAATACAACCAATCCTCAGCGGTCTCATAAGATTTAAAAACTAGGTCGTATTCGTGTCCTGATTTAGTCTTAATAACCCACATACTTAAAGTCCTGTATTAAGTAGCACAAAAAACTGAAACAACAACCACATTGGGATTGTAACAATCGTCATCACAATCGCGCACATTATTGTAAACTCTTTAGTCCTCATAAAGTCTCCTTATTTAAATAGTCCGGTCATTGAACCGTCTTGTTTTTTAAAGAACGCCAAATTGTCTTGTTTACATAACTTGTTATATTTTTCTGTATCTAAAGAGCCACCCTCAACCTCGGCGGCAAACCAATTAAGACGACCATTTTCAACGTTGGGATGTTTTATTTCAAAAGTGATCTTGTCTCCATCCTTATAAGACACGCAGCAAGTAGTATCATACCACGATTTGCTTAGTCGGTCATTCACCGCATAAACCGGCACAATACCAAATTCAGTCCTTGCTAATGCGTCAGTCCCACCGGAAACAATGACACCCTCATGCCTCATGTTTAGGTAAGGTTTTAGTCCTTCAAGTAGAGCGTCCTCAAGCTGAAAATTAAGGTCCCGAATGATGTCGCGTTGTTTTTCCTTTGCTCTTTTGGTCTTAAGGCTATAAAACCGTTTTTTTGCTTCGTTTAGCTTATTTTTCAATTCTTGAATCAAACTCATCTTAGTCTCCCTTAGTTATCAATCTTATATACTACTTATCGGGCAGTTTCAATAAAACTTAAGGAAAAAATAAAAATAATGAGAACTCATTGATTTTACTTAAGAATAAAGAAAAGTTGACAAAACTATCTCAATTTGATACACTTTTAATGAGGAAAATTTAACAAGTATATTAAGACGGGACCGTGAAAAAGGGCAGTCGTCTCAAAATGAGAAAAGACACCGAGACAGGTCCACCTCTAAGCTTAGGTCGCTCACATCCTAAGTCCATCGTGGATTCTAGTAGACGTTTGAGAGTAGTCACTAGCGTAAAGACCGTCAACAAAAGACATGGATTGAAAAAGTCCAAACCTGAGATAGGAAATGATCTTAAGGAAATAAATGCTGAAACGTATCAAAACGAGACAGTAGGTGTTTCCATATCCAAAACAAACGATGACCTTGCTTCACTGCGGTCGATAGTAAATAGGATGAATGAAGAATAGTAGTACTGGACAGAATGATTGTAACATATTCATCAATGATATCAACTACTTACGTCACTTAATCCCACAATGATACAGCAAATAAATTGGTATGATTCTTGCATAAAAAAGAAAATAATTAATAATGCAAATAGTCCTTAAGTTTTAAAGAAGTCCGCCGATGAGTTATATACAAAAGGCGGTACACAATGAACTTGCGTTCAATGAAAAAACTAATAGATGCTGTAAAGAAATTTATTAAAGATCACATCTGCAATCCCGATCTGATGTTTAGCACTGATGAGATTTAAGATCATAACACTGTGCGAAGCTTCTCATTCTAAATAGATGAATGATCCTAATAGGATAGCAAGCCGCTACGATCGTAGCGCAGCTAGATCTGAGGCGGTAGGGGGGGGTAGGGTAGTCTGTGTTGTGTTGAGATTGTGCTATGTACAATAAAATATATATCTCCTCTACTATCAGTCCAGCATTACTTCCAGTCAGTTTGTATAGGGCTTTATGAGCGCAGGAAACTGAGCTTGTGAAGTTTACTAGCTCCCCTTCCCCAAAGAAATTCTAATTTAAATGCTTATAATTGTTAAGGATTTGGGGAAGAATTTTAGTTATAATAATAAAGATCTTGTATAGTAATTGGTACATCGTTGCAAGGGAGGATGTCCTCCCACAAATGACGAGTCTTCATCCGAATTAGAAGCCAATAATAGTCCTCATTATTTATGTTTACCTTAAGCATATTATCCTAACTTATTGAATTAATTGTAGTATTCAAATAAAAAAACTAATTCCAAATAAAGCATTAAATAGTGAATCAAACTTTAGGTCAGTTAGAGCCCAAAATCTAGGGTTTCTTATTTTAATTAGTTCCATTTAGAGTCCCGGCATGTTAGAAATATGCAGCCTAAATAAACGCGCTCCATCAAGCCTAGAAAGCGTTTTAGTGCGAACTGCTAGCTGACCGAGGTCGTTCTTACCATGTACCGTTAAAACGCCATTTTGAACGTTATAATTGAAACTGAGAATCTCGCTCAGATCCAAATTAGCCTTGAGATAGTCAAGCATTTTATTCCTCCTAATTGCGTCACAGATAATAGAATATTTGGAAGTAGTCGATAAGTCAAGCTTTTTTTATGGGAAGTTGGATGAGAATTGATTGTTTTGTAATGTCAACATTGAGTTGTAGTTTTTGTAGTCGATAACATAGGTCTTTTGGATAGTCTTTAGCGCAAGAAAAGGGTACCTCTAAATGGTTCACTTCTTTATCATAACATTCTTTAATATCTTCTAGTAATTTATAGTAGTTATATTCAAGCTCCACTTCAGGACTCATTGCTGTTTTTGTGGCGCTTATCGACTTATGGTTTTCTGATATTTGTTTTTTCATGGTTTTTCTTTTCTTATCGACCGTATTTATTCTTAATAAAACAGGTCTTGATATATAGCATTTTTAATTGTATATGATATACATGGGCACATTTTATAAATTTCATCAAATATTAAAATTCTACGACGTCTTTGTTGAACAAAAGTAGCAAGGAAGGTATAATTACGATTCATAAGATTCCTTAAAAAACATAAGTAAAAGTAATGTCCAGTTGTCTTTGACTTAGGGTTAAAGATGCGTTATCAGTTACCCTGATTCGAGGTTTACCGCCAGTCATTAGAAAGGCAGAACCGAGCAAAGTAGGCACCACCACCTGAGCTACTGGACGTGTCTTAAGACTATCTTTCATTGTGTCGGTTTTTTCCTTAACCCAGCTACGAAGTTTAGGCTTAGAAAGGTAATAGGCTTGTGGAGTTTTTGCGCATTCATACTTACCTAAACACATTCCAATTACCAAAGCTTCAAGAAGCATTATTTATTCTCCAAAAGTTCGCTTAAGGAGGGTCGAAATCATATGAGTTGACCGTTTGCCGTTTTTGTTTAGCTTAACGCAAACCTGCCGATTCTTTTTATTTGTGTATGGACGAACCATATTACCACCAACTTCTCTTAGTTTATCACCAATGCCAGTTGGCACAAAGCGATTAACAGAGAACACGTTACCATAGGTATCAATTAGGTATTGGGATTCGTACCCCGGAATGGGTCTGATCTTTACATCACTACTCATAAGTTCTGATCCAAACAAACTGTTAGTTGTTCTTTATCATTTGGTGTCATAAGGTAACATAAAGGAAGAACTACTTGTTTTACAAACAACCGCGTTTCCATGCTACCTTTGTTGTGACCGTAGAAATATGTACCGGTAACAATAACTAATGTTAATACTGATAATAATATCTTTAATCGCATACTGTCTCCATCGCAATTAGGTGAAGTTTTAAATTAGATTCCATTTGTTTAAGATCAGGTTTATTTACTGGATCTTCTCCAAACTCGGTAGTTAAAGAAAATTGTATATTTCTAAATTCACTTTTAGGTATTTGACTTACAATAACCAAATTATCTAAAGTTTCGCTGTAACATACATATTCGATTCTCATCCTAAAGTCCTAAGAAATTCTTCTGTTGTATATGTTTTAGTAAAATTTTCATTACCAATTAAGTCTAGTGGTGGATTTAACAGCACTTCTTTAATTTGTACAATATTAGTAACAAGTTTGGCTTCAATAGCGGGAAGGAGTTTTTGAATAAAATCCTTATTATTATAAGAAGCTACTATATTTCCATTAACATCGATTAATAACATAACAATTTGTTTCATAATTACTCCCTAGCTAAAGTCCAAGACTTCTCGGTTTGATATACATTATTTTCAGTTTCGTAAACTTCTACAATATGATCGGTTACTATAAACTTGGATGTATTTACTTTCATAATTTCAATTACATCACTACCCTTTAGGCGTAAAATTAGTTCAGTTCCGTTAACCGCCTTGGACGTTACTGGATATCCTTGGCCGTTTGAAAGAGTAATCACGTAGTTTTTTAATTCCATATATTTTTATCCTCTACTAATTGTTCTCTAATTTTTTCAAATTCTTTTTTTAACATGTAACTTCTAACTAAACTAGAAATTACATCGTATACAGTTTGACATATAAAAAAATAAAAAGCAAATGTAAAAAAATTCATTAATGCATATCCGGTTTTGATATAGTCTCTACACCCATAACTTTGTTATAATTTTCTAAATCTTCAAGCCCATCGGCGATATTATAAAAATAATCTTCAGTTCCTATAATAAAACCATTCATATGTTCTTCTTCACTGTCACTATTGAAAAAAACAAACATACCTAAACTTTCAGCAAATTCAAAAAGTTCTTTTAGAACTTGTTCCTGATTTTTCATAATCATGTCCCTCAGTTAATGTTCTTTTTTCATCGCACTTTTCACAAAACTCATATTTATCAGTGAAGCCTTCATACTTAACCCATTTATGATAACAATTCGATTTACCGTCTTTATCAAAAGCTTCTCCCCACCAACTGTTAATACCTAATGGTAATTGAATTTCTTCATCGCTATTAGAACTCATTTACTTTTAATCTCATCAATTGCAGTTAATAAATAATAAATACTTAAGATTAAATTTAAAATCTGCATAGCTAGTAATATATAATTTAATGGTTGAGTATTAACAAAATAATACCCCATTAATGCACTAAATCCAGCGTAAATTAAAGCTTTTAACAACTTACTTACTCCAGTCAATGGGTTCTTCTCCTATACTTTCAAGAAAAGCGTTAGCTTTACTAAAAGGTTTTGTACCAAAAAATCCACCTCGATTTGCTGATAAAGGGGATGGATGGTTACTTTCTAATATACAGTTTTTGTTAGGATTAATCAAGCTTTTTTTTAATTGGGCTTTCTTTCCCCAAAGAATAAATACCTTGTTTCCGGTATCGGCGTGTTGTTTTATTATCTCGTCTGTAAATATTTCCCAGCCGATTCCAAAATGAGACCCAGGTCTGTTAGGTTTAACAGTGAGTACTGTATTTAAAAGAAGAACGCCTCGGTTCGCCCAACCTTCTAGTGACAAATTTTGGCACTCAATACCTAAATCATTTTTTAATTCTTTTAAAATGTTTCTAAGAGATGGGGGGATTTTTATATTTTGATTTATACCGAACGCTAGTCCGTTAGCTTCACCTTCTCCATGATAAGGATCTTGGCCTAGGATAATTACTTTAGGATTTGGTGTTAGTTCTAATGCACGAAAAACATTCTTCTCTTCTGGGAAAAAAGGTCCGTTTTCTTTAGCTATTTTTAAACATAGATCAGTTATAGAAGTCATAATAACTTTCTACATAAAAAAGACAAAGTAACATACTTCTATGTCCCATTCGTATACAAGCATCAAAAAAAATATCTATTAACTCGATACCTGGGCGATAATCATAATATTGTACGTTAACATTATTCATAGAATTCTCCGTTTTCTTCAATCAAAAAAAGACCCATTAAAAGACATTCATGTTCCGGAAATGAAATAGAATTGTCTTCCATTGTAATAGCTCCGCTATTTAAAATGATAGTTAAAGATTCTAGTGGATATTCTTTAATCGATCTTATGTTGTAGTATTTTACTATTACTTTATTCATCTTCGTCCCATTCATGAACCTCATAACCATAATCACCCGTATCACGAAACTAAGTATCTTTCATTTTTGTAATTTTTGGTGGTACCATACCAGTTTGCTCTATCCTCGTTAGTAAAATATCAGACTCTATAGAGTTAAGTATAGTTTTACCTTTAGTGATGGTATTAACGAAATGAATGATTTTATCTACCATATCAACGCGCTTCATGTTATTTCCATGTAAAAATAGTTTTCATAATAAAAAATACAAAGTATTAATCTATCATTTTCACAAGCAATATAATCAAAAATATATTCTTTAATATTGCTTGTATATTTATAATATTGCACGTTAATTTGATTCATTAATAAATCTTCCCGTCTCTATAGCAGTTGATTGACTAGTTCCAGTCATTTCAGTATCATATACGTTTTCGTTTTTTCCATCTTTATCGGAAATAAAAGCTTTTGAATATTTGTTTGAATAGGATTCTCTATTAGTTATTACATTTATCTTAAGTGACGAATAACATGCAGGAAATGCAGAACATTCTTTATCTAAATTTTTAGAGTCATTTCCAGTAGCTGTAAAAAACTTTCCCCCAGTATTTAAAAAATCTAATATAGCTTGATGTTCTTCTTTAGATTCATATTTTCCAGTTCCGCTATAATTAATAATATTAGCTTTCATTAATATAGCATAACGTATTGATTCAATTGTACTTTTTGTTGTATATAATCCCCGAATTAGAATGAAACAAAATTTAGATTTATTTTTTGCATACTTTTCAATTAAACCCGCAACGTTAGTACCATGTTCTATTTGTTTATAAGTAGTGGGATTTCCAAAGGATTTTACTTGGAGGTTATCACATCTATGTAATTTTTCAACAACATAAGGATTAAATCCGGAATCAATGACCGCTACTCGCATTGGTTCTTTTGCTTGAACAAATAACATCAATAAAAATAGTATCATTTATTTAATGTACCATAAACAATTAAAAAAGAAAACCGTTTTTTTAACAAATAAGGTATAACGCTATTACGGCAATATACACAGCGGTTAGTCGCAGTTTAAAATAAACTAGGTAGTTACGCCCAATAATAACGTGTTTTAAAACATTCTAAAAAGGATATTTATATGAAAGAACTTTTTATGAATGGTTTCAATACTTTACAAAAATCAGTAAAATTTGAATCCATTGTTCTATTTCTATATTTAGTTAAATGTTTAACTATTTCAGTAGCTTATGAAGATGCTCTTGTTTTTGTTGCTCTTTGTGCTTTATCTGGTTATAAGACTCATTGTGCCCGCTTTGAGCGCGATTCAGTTGAAGATAAATATAAAAAACAAACTGAAGAAGAACTTAAAACTTTAAAACATTCATTATCGGTTTTAACTACTTTTACTGGCGCACCTAAACAAATGCCACAAGAAGGTAAGCGGTACTTTTAATGTCCACTTCAAATATTAAAAAAATATCTGAAGGCTTTGAAGATGCTGTTGAAAAATTAAAATTAGAAAAAGAAAATCAAGCACTTCAACTAACAGTAGATAAATTACTTAAAGAAATAGACACGCTTAGATCGACTATTGTTCCTAAGCCTCAACTAATTAAAATACACGTTACTCCCGAAGAAGAAATTTTAGATCAGCAAATTAGATTGCTTCAAGCTAAATCTAGAGTAGGAATGCTTGAGATGAACGAAGCCAAAATGCTTGATCTTTATATTAAAAATAAAAGATTACTACAAGATAAGAGCACCTTAAATGCTGATTTTAATTCTCTACCCGTCAACGATAGTATGACGAATGAACAATTACTTCAGCTAATTGAAAGTGAAAAAACCGATGTCCAAAAAATCGAAAGTCCAGTCGGAAGCGGAGAAGATTCTTTGGGGTAGAGGCGTTCTACGTCATAAACTTCACGCGCTTCAACAAAAGATCTACGATCAATTCTATACAGGCGAAGATTATATCACGACGATGCTTCTTGCTCGGCGTTCAGGTAAAACTTATCTTATGTGTGTTCTTGGTATTGAAACGTGCTTAAGACAAAAGAATGCTATTGTCCTTTATGTTTGTCAAACTAAAGAAATGGTTAAACAAATTGTTCGACAAAATATCGAACCTATAATAGAAGATTGTCCCGAACATTTAAAACCTGAATGGAAAGAGGCTGATAAATGTTATCAGTTTAAAAATGGTAGTATTCTTAGAATTGCCGGTAGTGATAGCGGCCATTATGATAGACTGCGTGGTGGTAAATCTGATCTTTGGATTGTTGATGAAGCCGGTTTCTGTAGAGAACTTAAGACTATAGTTAGATCTGTTCTTTCTCCAACTACAGCAACTACTAAAGGTCGTGGGATATTAGCTTCAACCCCAAATCCAGCAAAGCCTGATCATGAATTTATTACTGATTTTGTAGAGCCGGCTGAATCTAAGGGTAAACTTTTTAAATATACCATTTTCGATAATCCTTTAATTGATGATAAAAAAAGACAAGAAATTATTGACGAATATCCCGGTGGTGTAAATAATCCACAATTCCAAGCTGAGTACATGTGTAAGATTGATCGTAACTCAGCAAGCATAGTTATTCCTGAATTTGATGCAATGGCTGAAAAAGAAATCATCGTTGATTCTTATATGCGACCAAAAGTTAGCGATAAATACGTAAGTATGGATATTGGTGGTAAGGATTTCACTGTAGTTCTATTCGGTTATTACGATTTTATGCAGGGAATAGTGGTAGTTGAGGACGAGGTCGTCATGAAAAACCGCCAGAATTCTATGGAATTAGCTAAGAAAATCAAGGATAAGATGTTTGAGCTTTGGGAAGACAGGGCTCCTTATTTGATGTTTGCTGATAATAATAATCAAATATTGCTTAACGACTTGTTTATACAGCATGATTTACGGTTTATAGCTACAAAAAAAGATAACAAAGAAGCTTCCATAAATACATTACGGGTAAAAGTTCAAAACCGTAAGATCTTAATCAGTTCTAAATGTAAAACATTACAATATCACATAAAAAATGCCACCTGGTCTAAGTCGCAAACTATTGGAAACTATAAGAAATTTGGATATGGAGCCGACGGTTCCCACTTTGATGCCCTAGATGCATTACTTTATCTTATACGTAATATAAGCTACGGAAAAAACCCGTTTCCTCCGGGTTATGGTGATCTTGTTGGGGAAAACGTGCATGTATATAAAAACACTAACGAAAAGCGGGATAAATTAGTTAAAATTTTTAAGCGAAGATTTTAACAAATATAGTATGTCCTTTTCCTTCAAATAAAGGTAGTTCATGGATACAAGTAAAAACAAGTATTTTGCGGCGAGAGAAGCTAATGAAACAGCTAAAATCGTATTAACTAAAGCTGAGGGTTGGTTTCTAGGGCTTGATAGCAATGGCTACCTAAACGTACTTAGAGAATCATCTACGGCCTATTACGGTGGTTTTTACGATAACTTAGGAAATGCCCATAAGATTACATTTGCTGGAGAGCAAGGTGAATTAACAACTCTTCCTGTCAATCACTTTAGAAATTTAGCTAGACATCTTTTAGTAATGGTCACGGCTACTCGACCCGCTATGCAAGCTCGTGCAACAAATACTGATTATAAATCTTTAGTTCAAACTAAATTAGCTAATGGTCTATTGGATTATTATATTCGCGAAAAGCGTTTAGAAGACTATTTTAAACGTGCTATTGAGATGGCTATTATAATGGGTTCAGGTTTCGTTAAACTTGAATGGAATGCTACTACGGGCGAAATTTACGATTTTAACGAAGAAACAAATACCCCAATTTATCAAGGTGATGTTCTTTTTAAAACTCTTTCTCCATTTGATGTTGTTTTTGATCCAACTAAAGAAGATTCGAGTCTTCAGGATTGGGTTCTTACTCGCACTAGTAAAAATAGATACGATCTCGCAGAAAAATATCCAGAACTTCGTGATAAAATTCTTAAGGTAGACACTAAAGACAATCGTATGTATGGTGGATCTTACTTCGCTATGTATAGAGATAAGACCGATGATGTTTTTGTTTATGAGTTTTATCATAAGCGAACTGAGTCTATGCCTCAAGGTCGTTACTTAATGTTCTTGGATCATGACATCGTTCTTCTTGATGTACCAATGCCTTATAGAACATTACCTATTTATAGAGTAAGCGCTTCAGATATTCTTGGTACTCCTTTTGGATATACTGATATGTTTGACGTTCTTCCCCTTCAGAACGCAATTAACTCTCTTTATAGCACAATTCTAACTAACCAAACTACATTCGGTGTACAAAACGTTCTAGTTCCTCGCGGTTGTGAAGTAGATAGTAGCGTTTTAGCTGGTGGTCTTAACGTAATTGAGTTTAATCAAGAGTTCGGTAAACCTGAACCTATGAATTTAACTCAAACCCCTCCTGAGATTTTTAGTTTCTTACAACAATTAGAACAAACTATTGAAACATTATCCGGAGTTAACTCTGTTGCTCGAGGAAATCCCGAAAGTTCATTGAAGTCAGGTAACGCTTTAGCTCTCGTTTCTTCAATGGCGCTTCAATACGCTTCTGGCCTTCAACAATCCTACGTAAAACTTATTGAAGATGTTGGAACCGGTCTTATTAATATCTTAAAAGACTTCGCTTCTGTACCTAGAATTGCTGCAATTGTCGGGGATGCTAATCGTTCTTACATGAAAGAGTTTACTGGGGATGATCTCTCTGAAATTAATCGCGTAATTGTTGATGTTACAAACCCCTTGAGTAAAACTACAGCAGGTAAAGCTCAGATGGCAAGTGAACTTTTACAAATGGGATTGATTGATACACCACAACAATATATCACAGTTCTTAATACAGGAAATCTTGATGTAATGACCGACGACGTTGATAGAACAATGATGTTAATTCGAGCCGAGAACGATAAACTCGTTGGCGGAGACGACGTAAACGCTGTTGCTACGGAAAAACATAGTATTCATATTAAACAACATATGAACGTTCTCGCTGATCCAGATTTAAAGAATGATCCGGTTCTTGTTGAAAGAGTTTTAACTCATATTCAAGCACATTTAGATTTACTTCGTACAACTGACCCTAATCTTTTAAAGATTAATGGTGAACAACCACTAGCGCCAATTGGCGGAAGTCCGGCTAATCAACCAAGTCCCGATCAAATGGTTAATACTTCACAAATGGACCCCAACGCACCAGTAAATCAACAGATACCTAATCAACCTGCTAATAATATGGCAGCTGAACAGGGTGTTTCTTTGCCTCAACCCCCAGCTCCTCCGCCTCCATTTGAAAATGCTCCCGTAACTGCCGACCAAGTAGGACTAAATCAAGGTGGATAACGCTAACTTAAAAAGCGTTTACGCTAAAGAAATAGTAGATCCTTTTGAAACTAAAAACTTTAAAAAACTATTAAAATTTTTAAAACAAGGAAAGAAGAAATGACAGACGAACAACTAAAACAAGCGTTAAAAATGTTACAAGATCAAGGTAACATTAAGATAGCAGCTTCTGATGATGTACCTAGCGTACACGAAGCTTCTCTTATGGAACCTCCTCGCGGAGATTATTCAAAAAGACCGGATCAATTTTCTAAAATTAAAGAGGTAGTTCGCAACTTACCATCTTCAATGAAACCTGACGAAAATTTTAAACCAACGCCAGATGTAACAGTCGATACTAAATATGCTGGAGAAAGTCAACCGGTAGAAGAATCCGATTATCAAAAAACGACCGATTCAATTAAACAAAAATTCATTGATAATCCTAATTTTAATTCAATTGAAAATTTTGAAAAATTAAGAAAACGCTACGGGAAGTAATGTATGAAAAAATTACCACTACATGGAAAAGGTGCTCAGGTTAGACTTCATTCTGATGGAAAAGCATACAACGAGGATCAAATCGTTGAAATGGAATATAATAAAAAAAGTAAAAATAAATTTTTTAAAAAAATTGACGAAGTATTAAAGAAGAAGTCAAAAGATAATTAATGTCAGGATTGTAAAATGGCTGTTGATTTAAAAAAATATGATTTTCCTCAGGTTTTACGTAGCGTCTTTGAAGTAGAAGACAATTGTTTGCGCGTAAAAGTTGTAAATGGTACTCCTGGCGGCGGGGGAGAATTAGAAGTTTTAATTACACACACTGAAGATTCTGTTAGATTGGGTGATGGAACCGACTTTTTAACAAGTACACATGTCGGACCGCAGGTCGGTTTAGATGTTGCTATTATAAATGTCCCTCTTCCTGTAACGGCTACTGATTTAGATATTCGAGATTTATCTTTTGCTACAGATAAAGTTGACGTAAGCGGAAGTACTATTGCGATATCTGGATTTCCCACTAGTTTAGATGTTACTGTTGTATCTTCTGTGTTACCAACAGGAGCGTCTACATCAGCTTTACAGACTACAGGTAATTCTAGTTTAGCTAGTATTGATAGTAAATTAACATCGCCATTAACTGTACAAGCTGCCGATTTAGATATTAGAGATCTAGCTTTTGCTACAGATAAAGTAGATACATCGGGATCTAGTATCTCTGTTTCTAATTTTCCTGCCGTACAGCCAGTGAGTGGAACTGTGGATTTAAGCGCTACTACATTAGCTGCCCTAGAGTCAGTTACTGTACAGAATCCCGGCGGATCTTCTGCCGTTAATATACAGGACGGCGGAAATTCAATCACAGTAGACGGTTCAGTTTCGATAACTGGTTCTGTCGCGGTTACCGGTCCTCTAACTGACACTCAACTTAGAGCGACCCCAGTACCCGTTTCTGGTACAATTACTGCTAATATTGGTACAACAAACGGATTAGCTTTAGACACTTCAGTAAATTCTTTATTAAAACCAACATCAACTTTATCAGCAGTTACTACACTCGGTTCAATTACCAATACTGTTGTTATAAAGGCGGATACTGCAGTAAATCAAACGAACGCTCTTAAGGTTGACGGAAGCGCAACAACTCAACCAATTTCGGCTTCTAGTTTACCATTACCAACCGGAGCTTCAACAAGCGCTCTACAAACTACAGGAAATTCTTCATTATCTTCAATTGATGCTAAAACTCCAGCTTTAGGTCAATCTACGATGTCAGGTTCTACTCCGGTCGTTATTGCATCGAATCAAAGTTCGATTCCAGTTTCAGCAACTCAAAGTGGTACATGGAGTTCTAGAACTCAAGATGGTGCTGGTAACAATTTAACATCTCAGACAAATGGTTCACAACAAGCACTAGATGTAGGTATAAATGTAGCCGGGGTACAAATTGATCCTAGAGGTCCTCTCCCTGTAACATTTACTCACTCAAGCGCAACAGCGACGAACGCGTCTTCAGTTGCACTAGCAGCAAATACATCAAGAAAATATTTATTAATACAAAATAATAGCAATCAAACAATTTGGCTTAGATTTGGAGCAGCGGCGGTAGCAGCTGCTCCGTCATTACAATTAACAAGCGGATCATCTTTTACTCTAGAAAATAACACTATAACAACACAATCAGTTAATGTTATTAGAGGCGGAGCCGCAAATGCAACATTTACAATAGTTGAAGGTGCTTAATGGGTATAGAATCAAGTAATCCTATAGTAGGTCAACAAACATCAACAGATTCAGTTTCTGTCGTATTAGCTGCTGATCAACCGTCGGTTAATGTTAGTGTATCAAGTGGATCAGTTGCTGTAAGTGGACCAATTGCATTAGATTCAGCTACATTGACGGCTTTAGAATCGATTACCGTACAAAATTCGTCAGGAGCCGGTGCTGTTAATATACAAGACGGTGGTAATAGTATAACTGTTGATGGTAACATAAGCGTAAGTAATTTTCCGGCTACCCAAAACGTAAATGTCACAGCTAGCGCATTACCTACCGGAGCCGCAACTGAGACTACACTGTCGGCACTTAACGGTAAATTTAATTCTCTTGGTCAAAAACCTATGTTAAATTCAGTTCCTGTAGTTTTATCATCAGATCAATCTTCTATTACAGTAACGGGTCCGTTAACTGATACGCAGTTACGAGCGACAGCGGTTCCGATATCTGGAACGGTTTCAACAAACCAAAGTGGTACTTGGAATATAACTAATATTTCGGGTACAGTTTCTCTTCCTACAGGGGCATCAACTTCAGCTTTACAAACTACAGGAAATTCATCTTTAGCGTCTATAGATACCAAACAAACCGACGGTACTGCTAGAACAAAAATAACAGACGGAACTAATAATGCAACGTTAACGAATACAACACCAGTCGGGACTGAACAAGCATTGATTGTTAGAAATATACCTTCAGGTACTCAGAGCGTAAACGGTACAGTTACGTCAAATATAGGAACTACTAATGGTTTGGCCTTAGATACTAGTGTTAATTCTTTATTGAAACCGGCTTCTACATTAGCTGCCGTAACATCTATTACTAATACAGTAACTATAAAAGCTGATACAGCAGTAAATCAAACTAATTCTTTAAAAGTTGACGGTTCAGCCACTACTCAACCGATATCAGCTGCTTCTTTACCTTTACCTTCAGGAGCCGCTACGTCGGCTTTACAAACTACAGGAAATAGTTCTTTAAATAGTATAGATACTAAACAGACAGATGGTACAGCAAGAACCAGAATTACAGATGGTACTAACAATTCTGCAGTATCAAACGTCAATCCTGCATATTCATCACCGGCTCTTGTTGTTAGAGCTATTCCTTATAGACCACCTACTTATTCAGTAACAGCGTCACAAGTCGCTTTGGGGAATCAAAAAAGTTTATTTGCTATACAAAATACAGGAACCTCGGTTGTTCGTATTTCTAAAATTTATTTAGTGAACGAAACTACAACAGCGGTTACTGGAGTAATTGCTAACATAACACTACAACGTATAGCTAGTTTTAGTGCCGGTACCGCTTTAATTTCTTATCCACACAATACAGTAAACGTACTTCCTGGAACAATAACAATGGCAACAGGAGCAACTTTTACATCTGAAAGTGCTATGTTTAGAAACACATTTTGGTCAAATGATGAATGGGCACCAGGAACACCTGATGTCGAATCTACAGATCATACTAGTCAGGAATTGACTCCCTGGTATAAAGCTGAAGGAAATGAAGAAGGTATAACACTTATTCAAAACCAAGGTCTGCATGTAAAATGTAACACAAATACCATAGTAGGGACTTTCACAATTACTGTAGTATTTACAGTAGAGGACGTTTAGTATGAAATTATATCCATTTCATTCAAAAGAATTACCAGATATACAAAAAAAATTATTTAGAAGATCAAGAGGCGTTCAAGCAACTTTAAATCCAAACGGGAACACTGTAATTGAATTTATAATTCCATATAATTGGTGTAAAATTACAACGATTGAAGTTGTCGGTCTTACTCATATGGTAAAAGTTGATTTTTCAATTATAGATACTCCAGTAGGTACTTATTCAACAGTCCCTAATTATAAATTAAATCAATTTGGATTTAATGTTAATATGTCTAAAGATTATTATAGAGATCACAGTGAATATGATGCGGATTTGTATTTAGGAATGGTCATTCAGCTTGTTGTAAAAAATGATACGGACACAACTCCGTTAATTGGAGTTAACTTTACATTACACGAAGTCGTGTAGGAGATACTATGAAAGAACTGGCTGTTATTTTAAAAACACTAAATATATTTGCACATAATGCACATAATTTAGTATCCCGTGTTGTTTTTAATCAAGATCATGAGTTTCTTGGTGAAATATATTCCGAAGCTGATAGTAATTACGACGACGTAGTTGAACGTATGATAGGTTTAGGACTTTCTCCTAATTTAAATGAAATTAATATGTTAGCTTGTCAAAAAGCGGTATCGATTCAATTAGGTCAAGATAATTATAGCAAATTACATGCGTGTTTAGATTTAGAAAAAGCTTCTTGTCAAATAATAGAACAATTAGTTCGATCTAATCAAGTGTCAGTTGGGACCGAACAGTTAATTGGTGGAATTGCAGATAAATCTGAAGTGAGACAGTACAAGCTACAGCAACGATTGACTAAATAGTATGAATAAAAAAGTTTATTATTTATTTAGTAAAAATAAAAAAATAGGATCTAAGCTTATTTCTTGGGGTAGCGGTTTTTATAAAGACGATGTTACCGAATTAAATAAAGGAATTCCATCTCATGTTGCTGTTCTGTTTGGTGACTGTTTGGTAATTGAATCTACACTATCTACTGGAGTAAGATTAATCCCTTATAATAAATGGCTTGAGATCAATCAAGAATTATACAAGCTAGAATGTCCACATGATTTTGAGGTTTTAGAAGAAAAGAAAAAAGATCTTCTTTTTGAGATGTGGGGAAAAAAATACGATTGGTTAGGTATTTTATATTTTGCTAAATGTATGCTTAAAAAACATATATTTAATACACCATTACCTGAAACTAATAAATGGGAAAGAGAAGATTACTTTTTTTGTACTGAATTTGCCGGAAGGTTATCTGGATACAACTACTCCATGACAACCCCCGCTAAAATGTGTAACTATTTTTTAAAGAAGTCCAATGGCAAAACTTAGATTTACAAAACCGGGCGAGTCTAAAGATAAAAAACGTTTTAAGAAAAATCTTAAAATTAAGAAATATTCTAATCGTTTATTAATTGCGATATTAGTTTTTTATGTCGCACATAAAGAACAGTTGGTTGATTATATAGCAAAACTTTTGCGATAAATCTGGCTTCCAGAAGTCGCATTTTAATGAAATAGGAACTAAGCATCAGCGCCGTTCCAGGAGAAACAAATGTCACAACCCGTCGCAGCTCCCGCTGCACCAACATCAACAAATACAGCCCCAGTTACTTCTACAGGAGCTAGTACCGCTTCTAATGAAATTGGCGAAGCTGATGTACAACAAATTTTAGCCGAAGAGCGTACAGGTCAACAACCTGAACAACCTCAAGCCGACCCTTCTAAACAAGAAGTAAAAGAAATGAAAAAGAAACTTAAGCTTAAAGTTCACGGTAAAGAACTTGAGCGAGAGATTGATTTCATGAATGAAAAAGAAATTAAACAAATGTACGAAAAAGCTTTAGGTGCAGATCAAACTTTTCAAGAATCAGCTAAAGTTAAGAAACAAATGCAAGCAATCGCCGAGATGCTTCAACGCGATCCTTTCGCGCTACTTAAAGAAGCTGGGTATGATCCAGATGATTTAACTGCTAAGTACATGGAAGAACGCCTTAAGGAAATGGAAAAATCTCCTGAACAAAAAGAACGTGAAGAACTTCAACGTCAATTAGAAACTGAACGTCAACGTAGAGAATCTTTGGAAAGAGAAAAGACTGACGCTGAAGAAGCTCGTATTCGCGAATCTTATATGCGTGATATGGACGATCAAATCACAACAGCTTTATCGACAGCAGAGTTACCAAAATCCCCATATGTCGTAAAAAGAATCGCTGAATATCTTTCTATAGGTCTTGAACAAGGTAAACAACTTTCAGTAAAAGATGTAGTTCCTTTAGTTCAAAAAAGCATTAAAAATGAAATTCGTGAAATGTTTGAAGCATTTCCGGAAGATATTATTGAGGGATTTCTTGGTGATAACGTTCTTAATAAAATGAAAAAAAGACGTTTAGCTAAGATGAAAGAAGTTCAATCTCCTTCTTCTATTAAGTCAACCGGAGAATCTGAAATTGCTAGAAATCAAGCAAAAGCTGAACCGGCTAAGAAAGTAAATCCTAAAGATTTTTGGAATAAAATCGGTCGTTAATTTGAATTTTTGGATGAGATGAAATATACTCTACCAAACCCGGGGAGGAAGGATAAAATCTTCCTCCTCTTTTTATTGCATATTAGATATTCCATATTCTAATATGCAATATCTAATAAATTCAAAGACTTACAGATTTAAACTATAAAAAAGCGATACTATTTAGATTTTTATTGCAAAATTTTAACAAATATAGTATGCACTTGAGGAATGGGTCCGATAGTGTTTAAAAAAGGTAACATAATAGTCCTTTTTACTTTTTAGGAATCTCTAGTACCCTTTTGGCCTAGCTGATACGCCCATCAATGTAAATAAGGTCATGTTATGCAACTTTTAATTAATTAATGGTTCAATATGAACCGCCATTTAACTAATTAATAAGGAGTATATAATGGCTACTACGAATAATTTAAGTACCTTGGATGGTAACTTTAAAAACGTATATGCTTCCAAAATCGAAAATTTGGAACCAGAAAATACGAAGCTCATGCAGAGAATTCCCTTTGTTAAGGGACAAGGTCAAATCGGTAAACAGTAAACTATAGATGCTGTTTGAGGGTTCAAATCCCTTTAGGAAAAATTCAATCCCGCTCGGGAAGGATATAAAAAATGAAAACTTATAAAGTTTATCTTATTAAAAGAAGATCTGATAATTTTATTATGTATGTCGGTTTAACAAGTCAACCTCTAGCTAAACGCTTTCAACAGCACGTAGATAGAAAAAAGTTTGTTAAAAAAGACTATTTTATGGAAATAGCTCAAGAAGATTTAACTCTTCAAGAAGCGGTAACTTTAGAAGAATTATTAATTGAACAATATCAAACTAGAAAAACTGGTTGGAATATTAGCCCAAAATCAATTAACGGTTATTCTAATTTACACTCAGAAGAGCAAAAAGCCAAATGGTCATTAGAAAGAAAAGGAAAACCTTTTCCGAATCATGACTATAAACGAACTACTCCAAATAGTCCAGAACATAATAGAAAAATAAGCGAAGCTAACTCTAGGCCAGTTATCTGTTTAAACGACGGAAAAACATACAAAAGTATGCGACAAGCTTGTGTAGCTTTGGGTCTTCGAGAAAGTAAGGTATCTTTAGTGTGCAATGGAAAAAGACCGCACACTAGAGGGTATAAGTTTAAATTCCTATAAATCAATTCTAATTGACTTGGAACTCCTAAAGTGGTATAATGACTTTTAGGACAACAAGGGGCAAGATAATTTCGGCCTGAGAGACTAAATGAATTGACTTCCTTATGGAAGAAGCGATAGTTTCATTGAAAAAATAAAATCAACCCTGCTTATGGGAGTGAGAATGACTAGGAAACAAAGAAGAGCATTTTTAATAGGTACACTTTTGGGAGATGCTAGTTTTGCGGGCAAAGAGAAGAAACATATTCTTTTTGGACACTGCGAAAAACAAAAAAATTACGGAGAATGGAAATTATATTCTATTTCTAAGTGGTTTTCGGTAGCTAGTAAAAGTTGTTTGGCTAAAGGAATGACCAGTCCATCGGGTAAAAGAAGTAATTTTTATAGATTCTGGACACGTTCTGACCACCGATTTACAGCTTTATATAAAAGAATGTATATTGATGGTAAAAAAACAATAACTCCTGAGATATTAAAACATTTTAATGAGATTTCTTTGGCTGTTTTATTTATGGATGATGGTTGTAAAGAAACTTTTGAAGGTAAGATTAAAGCTTTTAAAATTTCGATAGGTGATTTTTCTTTAAATGAAGTTAATTTATTGGCTGATCACATAAGAAAAACTTTTAATCTAGAATGTAAAGTGTATTTAGAACATAAAAAATATCCATGTATTAAATTTACAAAAAAAGAAAATAAAGAAAAATTTGTAAAATTAATAAAAAAACACATTCATCCTAGTATGTTATATAAAATTCAATGAATTTCCGACCTGACGCTATATATAAAACGTCAGAGATTGACAGAAATGCTCAATCCCGCTTAAAAAGCGCGTAACAAATGATCTACAACCGGTAGTACTTGGATTGGAACACGGTGTTACTTACAGTAACTCTGGCGATGCTTTTGCTCTTGATGCAGCTGTTGCTGGTCAATTGAAAGAAGCTTCAATCGTTTCAAGCGAAATGGTTCTTCGTTCACGTATCAGCGTTGCTGCTGCTTCTCGTTCTATGACAAGCGAAGCTGCGTTTGAACAATCTACTAAGTTCCTAGTACGTAACATGCTACGTTCAATGACTAAGCGCGTTGAAGTTGGTATGATGTACGGTGGTGTTGGTATTGGTACAGTTGCTGCTCTTCCGGGCGCAGGTGTAATCACTATCACTACTAGCGAATGGGCTCCAGGAATCTGGGTTGGTGGAGAGCAAATGAAGATCGAAATCTACGATGCTACTCTTTCTACTCTTCGTGGGTCTGCTCAAGTAACTGCTGTAAGCATGCAGAATCAAAGCATCACTGTTGATGCAGTTCCTGCTGGTACAGTTGCTACTGACGTTATTTTCTACAAGTCTGCTAAAGGTCAGGAATTCTTGGGTGTTCACTCAATCATTTCTAATACTGGTACACTTTTCGGAATTAACGGAGCTAACTATAGCTTGTGGACTGGAAACGTTTACTCTGCCGGTTCTTCTACGCTTTCTTTTGCTAAATTGCAAGATGCAATCGCTCGTGCAGTAGAAAAAGGTCTTGACAGTGCAGTATTGGTTCTTGTTAACCCACGCACTTGGTCTGATCTTTTGACTGAACAAGCTGCTCTTAGAATGTACGATCAATCTTATTCTGTTAACAGTTTGTCTAACGGATCTCAAGAAATCACATTCTACGGTCAAAACGGTAAAGTTGAAATCGTTTCTTCTATCTATTGCAAACAAGGTTATGCTTATATTCTTAGCCTTGAGACTATGGAGAGAATCGGTTCTACTGATATTACTTTCAACCGTCCTGGTGCTGAAGGTAAATTCTTCCGTGAACTTGAAGAAGCTAACGGATATGAGCTACGTTGTTACTGTGATCAAGCACTTTTTTGCTATGCTCCAGGTCAGAACGTACTTGTATCGAATATTGTTAATTAAAACTTAACAATTTCAACTAGTTAACTAAAAGGGGCTACCAAGCCCCTTTTTTATTTGTCCTCAGACAAAACATAATTCTTGACAGCCTGATCACAATATGAGATACTCTTTATATGAAAACCGGCGTCGTATATAAACATGTGAATAAAACTAACAATAAAGTCTACGTAGGTTCAACTACTCAAGATCCTAAACGTAGATGGCGTAAATCTAATAATTCTTTCAAATCCTACAATCAATGCCCAGCATTTTACAATGCACTTAAATCTTATGGTTGGGATTCTTTTGAATCTTCTGTTATTGAAGATAATATTCCAGTAAATCTTCTTAAGGAAAAAGAAGAATTCTATATTAAACAATATAACTCAATAGCCCCGAATGGTTATAATACAACTAATATTGTTGACGGTTCCTTTGTTAAAAGTTTAGAAACTAGACAAAAAATATCAAATAAAGCTAAGAATTATGAAAAAAGAGAGCCGAGTAATAAGAATAAACATGTTTTAGTTGACAATATCCCACATAAAAAATGTCCGAAATGTGAAGAACTAAAATTGCTTTCTGAGTATAATAAATCCAGTCAGTCTTGGGATAGGCTTATGCGAATCTGTAGAGACTGCCAAAAAAAACACCAACTTACATACAAAAGTCCTAATAAAAAAACTCTTACTAAAGAAGAACTAGACTTATCCTATAAAAATCGCCAAACAAAAGATAAGCCTGTTAGAGGTGTACATGTAGTGACCGGAGAAGCCTTGGAGTTTAAATCGGGATCTGAAGCTGTTAAACATGGTTTTGATAAAACTTCAATTAGGCGAAATATATTAAAAAATCGACCGCATAAAAACTATCTATGGTCTTATATAGACAATTCACCTCAAAAAATTAGAGCTAGTGATTGCTTAATTCAAGAAGTTTTTGTTAATGAAGAGCGGGAATTTTTGGATTTAAACCACAAACAAAAGTATATAGCTTCTAGTTGGTCTTACGGTTTGTTTTATAATAAAGAACTCGTTTGTATATTGACTATGGGAAAGCCGCGCTTTAATAAGAATTATCAATGGGAAATCCTAAGACTTTGTACAAAAAAGAACACATTCGTTCATGGTGGAGCTAGTCGTTTGTTTAAGTTTTTTATAAAAGATAAAAACCCAATTAATGTTTTAACTTATGCAACTATAGGATTTTCAACTGGTGGTAAAGTTTATGAAAAACTAGGCTTTACATTTTTAAGATCAAGTCAACCTAGCTATGTTTACAAAAAAGACGATATTGTGATTAGTAGAACTCGAGCGCAAAAGAAAAGATTATTTAAGTTATTGGGAGAGCAGTATAGTTCTTTAAAGAGTGAAACTCGAAATATGCTAGATGCTGGATACAAAAAGATACCAATTCCCGGTTCTAATGTTTATGAATGGAAAGTTACTTAATTTTAAACTTCTTTCTTCCCATTGTCTCATTCGGATACCCTCTAACATCACTATTCTTAAACGTCCAAACTTCACCATTTTCATCTAAAATACAAACCCATTTTAAATCGTGCTCTTCTGAATAATCAATAATGGCTACTGCTTGTGCTCCACCTTTTGGTGTAATTAATGGTATTTGCGGGTTTAATTGCGTTAAACTCACTATTCTTTTTCTTTCAATTGTTTTTCTAAACTTTCAACATAAAGTTTGATTTTATTCCATTGATCTAAATGCATAGTAATACTTAAAGCCTTATTATCTATCTGCATGTGAATTTCGTCAAGTGAGAATTCTTTAGGCTCATCGCTAATCTTTTTATTTCTCTGTTTGTGAAGATTTCTGTAATAATCATTTATCATGTTATTAACAAAATGATCATTTGTTGCAATCAATTCACCACCAGTGGTAAATACATTAACAATACTTCTGTATGGATTTTCATCCGTACCGTCTCCAGCTTTACTTCTAGAATCTAGTATTACTTGGATTGTTTTTAATTCATTTAATGAAAAGAAGCTCATAATTCCTCTTTTGAGATAAAAGGTTCACTTGTTGTCCAAATAGCAAAACTATCCCCGTCACCTACGTAGTCCCAATCGGTTCCATTTAGTTTTTCACATTTTGGACATTGTATATTTTGACCAAATGAATAATCTTCTATTGTAAACTTATATTCACAAAAACTACAATATATTTCAGTAGTCAAATTACCTCCTTGTTAGAATTAATGATAGAGAGAGCTTGAGTTGCTCGATTACCCGAGTCTAAAATTATTGGTGTCCCGTAGTTATAAGTATCACCTTGCTCAAACTTTTCGACGAGCGTTATAGTATTTGTTTTATCACAAACCTTTGTAATTTCCATTGATGAGCTTGCGTAATTAATTGCATTCTCATAAAACTCTAAAGCCTCAACCGCCACAGCGAGTTTTTGTTCTAGGGTATCGTGCGCCGCTAATAGCTCTTTTATTTCATCTGCTATTTCGCAGATATTTGGGTTATAGCAAAACCAAGCAAAGTCATCTTCTTGATGTTCTCGGAAGACTTCGCGGATATTTCTAGGCTCAGTGCTCATAGCTCTTCCTCTTTTACAATTTTAGCATTCATATAATACTGCTCATCATAAATTGTAATAGTAAGCTTTTCTTGCTTTGTGTTTGTAACATTAATAATCAAAGCAGTTCCTCGATCATTAGGATTTACGTAAACGGGAGAAAGTTTACAATGTTCTTCTAAATATTTAGCCACTTTAATTATATCTTCGTATTTAAGTTTCATTTTTTCTCCAGAGCTTCTTCGGCCTTTATTCCGAATGCTTCTAAAACCATCGCATCTTTATCATCTAAAACTGTACACATTTTTGATGCCTTAATACCTAACTCAAGCACCTCACGTAGCTTTTTATTTTCAGATTCGAGAGTTATATTTCGTTGACGAACTGCCTCATGTAAATAGTCAGGAAGTTTGCTTGGATTGATCAGTTTAGTAAGCTCATCTCGACAAGAATCCCATCCCTTCCGAAAACAATTTGTATTTGGAACCTCGTCCCCGTAAGGTCCATAAAGTTCTTTAGCTTTAGCATCACGTATGTCATTAAAGGAGTTCAAGTAATTTTGATTTTTTGGTGTTTTAGTCATATAGTTCCCTTTACTTTAATTTTGACTAACTTTACTTCCACTTCAACTATACCACATTCTTTCCAGCAAATTCTATCTTTTTTTAGTCCTTTTATTGTTTTATACATTTCCGGACACTCGGCTCTATCATCAAGAACCCATTCTAACCTAAAATCGGTTGCGCACATATAGGCTTTGTATTTCATAAAGGTCCTAAATAAATCCATTCATCAACTAATAGATGCGGATGCGTGTCAAAATCCATATGATCCATTTGTACATCAATCATATCTTCCCAATCCCACTCAAAATGTGCATTATTTGGATTTACTATTCGTAAAATAGTAATAATATTATATTTTTCGCTATAAAATAAATAACCTAAATCTTTATTTTTCTTATTCTTCGCCATAAAACTTTAGTCCCACCATTTTCTGTAATATTTCATTATAATCTTATACGCAATTTGAATACGTTTTTCTTGAAGATATCCATCCATTTGATAACAATGTAAAAACTCTTCTCTTTCTTGTTTTTTCTCTTCTTCAGTAATAGCATTTGCCCTTTTTGATTTCCATTCATACATATCGGGGCGATCCACACATAGTTCAAACCAAGTTTCAAGCTTTCCCCACTTTTCATCATGCCTATCGCTACTTGGACCGTAATCATTTTTTAAAGCGATTTCTAATAGCTTTATAGCAACGTTCAATGCTTTTAAGTCATTAGGTTCATGTACAGCATAACCCATCTCTAATCCAATTTTAAGACGTTTAAGATAAAATAAAGTTAAAGTATGTAAATAACCACAATCCCAGTCGTAGGTATCTTTACCTAACATCGCATAATCATACATACGTTTTAATGTTCTAAAAAAATTAAGAATAGTTTGTATCATTTATTTTCTTTATTTTTAATTATTACGGGGTTTTCCTGAATCCAACGTTCAATAGCTGAATCATCACGTAAACGATACTTAACATCATCCGGAACTTCGTCTTCATTTAAAAATCTAAATAATCTAAGTTGATCGTCATTTTGCCAATCTTCTACGTGATCCTGAGCTACGGTTTTATTTGATTTTTCCATAATTGTCCTCTAATTGACTTATTGTATTATGTGAACGTAAGATTGTTTGCAATATTTTAATTTGTTTTTTAAGCTTATCGTATTCGCTTTTTTTAACGTAAGTGCCGTCGGTATGATAAAGAAGTTGTAATTTTTTCTTTTTATTTTTTACCATATTTATTTTCTTCAATTAGACGACTAACTAGATAATTCAAATCAGCATAGTTACTAGTCTCATAAGAGATTGGTTCTTGTACAAAAAGAATCTTAGATTCCACGTAATCAGTTTTACCGTCAGTTAAGCGAAAAAGCTTGTGGTATCTTTCTCCGTTTTTAACGTTTAAAACTATGTCAGCAAGCCAAAATTCATTATTAAAATTATAAATAGGAAAACTAATCATTGGTATCTACCTCTAAATTAAGAATTTCTAAATTACCATCAAAAATAAATCCGGATGCTTTTAGAAAGAGTTCAAATTCTTGGATTAGATCTTCCAATTGAACGGCTTCCACATTAAACGTAATTTCGGTTATATCGAAAGTATTATTTTCATCACGTTCTTTAATGAATTTATATCTACTCATGGTTAAGCTCCATACAATAAGCATTGTTTACACAATCTTCCATAAACACAATTAAACGCTCGGGACTTGGTGCTTTTAATCGTAGTCCTACGTACTTTTGAGTTCTAATGTTCATACAAAGCCTAACAGCTCGTTCCATAGCTTCGACTCGAGTTTCTCCACGAAAACGAATTTTAGGTAGATCGCCGGTTTCCTTGATTGTACAAACGAACCGTTCTTGAGCAAATAATAAATTAAAGAAAAATAAAAGTTTAATCATAATATTCATCCTTAGAAATAAGTTTACCTTTAAAAATTAAATCTACCCAAAAATCGTCGTTTTTCTTATTAAACTTCTTTAAAAATTTATTCATTTCTTTTTTAGTTTTAAACTTATACATTTTTGGTGTACAATCTTCAACGGTTCTTACAAAATACTTCATTTTTTTACTTTATTTTTTATACGTTTAAATATTTCTACTTGTTTAATTCGTTCTTTAGCTTCTTCTTTTGTCATGTCTTTTCCGAGGATTTTATTACCGTCCTCGGAAGTTACTTTAAATTTACCGTTAGCTTGCTTTTTAATCATAAGATCCCTTAGTGAAATAAAAACATTGGATGAATTGTTTCACCGGAAGAAGTTAGAATTAGCCCAGAAGCTCCAGATCCAGTTTGTGCATATTCAAGTTTAAATTGACTAACTCCGCGTCTAAGATGTTTAAATCCAGTTTTTACAGTCATTCCATGATTTCCATCATTATTAATTACAACAGATCCGTCAATCGTTAAAATTGAACCATCATCGGAATTTAATTCAAAATTATAATAGTCGGTTTCAGTTACTACAATTTGACCTTCACAACGAAGAAGATAGTTTAAAGATTGAAATACTGGTCTAAGAGCTGAAGGTAGAAGGTTATTTTGAACGCCCATATTACCACCAACGAAGTTAATCTCGTCTTTTAAAAGAAAAGTATAGCGAGTTCCGGTAGTAACAATAACAGTACCTAAACCTGAAGAACTTGAACTAGAAATACGTTGACCTGAAGCAACTTGTTGAACTGAGCAACTAAGACCCGAAGTTAATACAGTTTGTCCAAGAGTTAAACGATATTCATTTTCTTCATTTACTAAATTTTGAATGTCTTGTTCAAGAGGTGTAACTGTTGGTACGGGTGCTGAATCTCCTTTTTCACCTTTAACTCCTTTTTCTCCAGCACAAGCTGCTAATAGCAAAAACGTTCCGATTAATAGCATTTTTTTCATTTTAGTCTCCATTTAAGTTTCTTTTACTAATAATAATCTATAATTTTACAAAAATCAATAGTTATGGTTTAAATATATTTTTAGAGCGTTTTCCTCGATCTTTACAATCTAAATGTGTCCAAAATCTAGTCACCGATGGATCTTCTACCCAAAGTCCATGTTTTTTAAGTAAAACATCTGTTGCGTCTAAAGTTAATAATTCATCTAGTTTACCATCAACATCAGAAAGGTCTACAGCGTTTCCTAGCATGTGCTGAGACTTCTTAGCTGCGTTTGGGATGTTTTTATTAACTTCACTGGTCCTAAAGCCGGAATTTACGGTTAAATTGCTTTTATATTTCAAATCAGTAAAAAGAGCGTTAACGGCATCGCAAAGCTTAGCGGCGTTAGTTTTAACTTCATTAGTGCATTCTGGATGTGCAGCTCGTTCTGGATATTTACCTGAGCTAGTTAAAATGTCATTAACTGTGATATAGATTTTCATTTTCTCTTCCTTTTAATTAAAAATCTAGAAGATTTAGTATCATAATAAGGAATAAATCCTTTTAATTCCAGGCATATATTAAACAGGTCTGAAACCTTCACTTCTGCAATTTCCTTATAGCCATCGTAAGTTAAAGAGTACGAATCCACTTTAAAATGATTTTGAATGTCTTTTATTACCTGTTTTAAATGTTTATTCGTTTTTAATTCACGTTTACCAAATTTAACTAGTATTTTTTTATAATTACACTTTAATTGGTCAATTGTCATAATTCAATCCCTTCTGAACCGGATACTAGCTGACCCGGAGTTTTATTACATACACTACAAACCATATATTCTTCCTCAGTTCCTTCATTTTTATAAATCCACTTATGCATTTTCTCACAAGTATTTGATTTTGTTACATTTTTTGAAGGACTAAACGCATAAACTAGTAAAAACATAACAATGAAATAAAGCATTAAAACCATTTTTAGAGTATTACATTAATTTTAAAGAAAAACAAGGGAAATTTTAACAAATATAATAGAACGTTCCATTCATAAAATTAGAGGTAAGATGTCTCGCACTCTTATTATTAATAATACACCATATGAAATCCCCGACGCTGGAGATCCACCCGGTTGGGGAGGTGACACTACTGACTGGATGTCAGCAGTAACTGATGTTCTAGATAGTATAGTAGGTTCTGCAGACATTCTCCCAACTTCATTTACTGTAGCTAATAATCAAACTACACCTTCTGATGTTACTGGTCTTATTTTCGATGGCGGAGCTGTTAGATCTTCTATAATTAATTATAATATTTATCGCATAAGTGATTCAAATCCTTCAGGTTTTTCTGAAAGTGGAACATTGACTGTTCTTTACGATAGTAACGCATCTAATCCTTGGACAATGACGCAATGTAATGTAAACGGTTATTCGGGTGTGAATCTAGATATAACTAATTCTGGGCAGATATTATATACATCGAACGATATTGGGTCAGTTAATTATAGTGGACTTATGACATTTTACGCTAAATCGATTTTGCAGTAAAAGGATACATTAAATGGCTTTATCATTTCCTAAGTTTGTTAAAGGTCTTTTTGTCCAGAACGAAACTGACCGAACTAAAGAATTAGGCTTAACTGTCGATAATACCGCATCTAGCGGTACCGGTACCACTTTAGTTTCTAAACAGACAGTAAATAGAACCCTTGATCTTCCTGATACATCAGGAACTTTAGTTGAAAAAGATTTTTCTCAAACATTAACAAATAAAACAATCGACGGTGATAATAATACCATTCAGGATTTAGCCCTTAGTTCTTTAAAAACGGTTTTAGTTGATGCTAATAAGTTCATAGTTCGTGATGGTTCTGGTCAAGCTATTTCAACAAATACAGTTCCTACTGGTACCGTGGTTGGAACAAGTGACGCTCAAACTCTAACAAATAAAACTATAGACGCGGATTCAAATACAATTACTAATATCGAAAACGCAGATATTAAATCCGGCGCAGCTATTTCTCTAAATAAACTTGCCAGTTTAACATCAAATAAAGCGATTCAATCGGATGGTTCTGGTGTTTTAAGTGCTTCAGCGGTTACGTCCACTGAACTTGGTCAATTAACCGGAATTTTAAGTTCTGCGGTTGGTATCAGTGATACACAAACGTTAACAAATAAAACAATTGATGCTGATTCCAATACTATTACAAACATTGAAAATGCTGATATTAAATCTGGTGCATCAATTTCTTTAAATAAATTAGCAGCTACTACAGCAAGTCGAGCTTTAATAAGTGACGGTTCTGGTGTAATTTCACCAGCTACAACCACAGCTACAGAAATCGGATATGTGAATGGCGTGACTGGCTCAATTCAACCACAAATTGATAGTAAACAAACTAGATCAGTTTTAACTACAAAAGGTGATCTTTATGTAGCAACTGCATCTGATACAGTTACTCGTATCGGGGTTGGATCAAACGGTGACGTTTTAACTGCTGATAATACTCAAGCTACAGGTTTAATTTGGGCAGCTTCAGCTAACGCTACCCCTACAGGAAGTATGTTTGATTATTTAGGCACTACTTCTCCTACTGGATATATTTTAGCAAGCGGTAATACTATAGGTTCAGCTGCATCTGGCGCAACTGAAAGAGCAAATACCGATACTGCTACTCTCTATACTTTATTTTGGAATTCTTATTCAAATACAATTCTTCCTATTCAAGATAGTTCTGGTGTTGCTACTACACGGGGTGTTAGTGCAACTGCTGACTTTGCTGCAAATAAAAGATTACCTACTCCCGATCTTAGAGGTAGAGTAGCAGCCGGTCGAGATAACATGGGCGGAACTTCGGCTAACCGTCTAGGAACTTTTATAAATGGTGGACTTGGAGCAACTGGTGGATTTGAAGGAATTACTTTAAGTACAACTGAAATGCCTTCACACACTCATATACAAAATGCGCATGATCATAATTTCATAAGTGCGTTTGGTGGTGGAGCCGGTACTGTTATAAATCGAGGATCTGTATCTAATACTAACGGAAACGTTGTTACTGATACAGTCGCTATTCAAAATACAACAGCAACTAACCAAAATACCGGTGGCGGAGCTGCTCATAACAATATTCAGCCTACTTGGGTAACAAATAAAATTATTAAATTATAGAAAGTAAATGTGGCTAATACAGTAAGAAATTTTAAAAATGGTGTTAGTATTTCCGGATCGGCTAAAGTTAATGGTTTTAACATAGCGGCTCCTGAAATTAAATATAATACATCGACTGTATCAACTAATACCACAGTAGTAACTGTTAGTGATTTTACTTATGCAGCTGCGGCTAATACTAAATACTTATTAGAATATTATCTATTTGTTCATTCCGATGCTCAAGCTACATTACGATTTAAACCTGATTATCCGGCTAGTATCGTAAAAACTTATGCTGGTACTGGCGGACCGCAATCTTCAGGTTCGGCGGCTTTATCTGAAACTCCTTCAAACGGAACACAGATTGGTCAATATATTTCAACACAGATTGGTGACTATACTTTATGCGTATTAAGTTTATATGTAGAAACTGGCGCAAGTTCGGGAAATATAGTTTTTAAATATTCTTCACATGCTGGAACTTTTGGTGAAGTAAGAGCTGGTAGTTTTGTAAGAATAACTACTTTACAATAGGAAATAAATAAATGGCTTATACTAAAGATGCCAATGGAATGATAGATATAGACGCTCCACAAGTCATCAGGACTGCAACTGACATTCTTGATGACGGTACTATTGCCCAGCGTGTTGTTAACGTTGGTGGACAATTAGTTCCTAAAGTTTATGACGGCATTGATCTGTCATACATTGTTTCAGGTCCTGGTATTGGTGAAATTGGAACCGTTGTTTATAAACTTGGCGTAGCAACTGTAGCAACTTTAACTCTTTCTTATGATGGAAGTAACCGTTTAACTAGTGTGGTAAAAAGCTAAATGGCAACTAAGATAACTTTTAATCCATTTACTGGAAATTTCGACTACGTTGAAACTGGTGGTAGTGGCGGTCTCCCTAACTTTGAACAAACGTTCAACGCAACTACCGATTGGGGAAGTCCATCTGCTGGTTACTATACAATTACGATTCCAGCAGCTACTCACTTAAGAGGAGCAAATCCAGTTATTCAAGTATTTGAACTAGTTGGTAGTGATTACGATGTTATAGATACTACAATTTTTATAGACAGTTTAACAAATGCGATATCTATTAAATCTCTTCAGAGTCCAGATAGTAGATTCGCTGGTAAAATTATAATAGCTAATAATATATAAGGAGAAATAAATGTCAAACGATCCAAGAAAATTTAAAACAGGTATAGCCGTAACTGGTACAGCGACTGTCGGTGGTGATAATATTACCACGAATAGTGCATCTCAGACGTTAGTCAATAAAACAATCGACGCTGATAGTAATACTATTACAAACATTGAAAATGCTGATATAAAAGTTGGTGCGGCTATTGACGCAGCTAAATTAGCAGATGGAAGTGTAAGTAATGTTGAATTTCAATATCTTGATGGCGTAACAAGTTCAATTCAAACTCAACTAGATGCTAAAATCCCATTAACTCAAAAAGGTGCTAATAACGGAGTTGCTTCTCTAGACGCTGGAGGAAAAATTCCAGCATCTCAACTTCCCAATTCAGTGATGGATTATTTAGGTACATGGAACGCTTCTACAAATTCCCCCACTTTAGCCGATGGTACCGGGAGCGCCGGAGATGTTTATTTAGTTAGCGTGGCAGGTACTCAAAATTTAGGGTCAGGTTCTATCACCTTTGGTGTGGGTGATTGGGTGGTGTATAGTGGTAGTATTTGGCAAAAATCAGTTAATTCAAATGCTGTTGTTTCCGTAAATGGTCAAACTGGTGTAGTCACTCTTACTACAAGTGACGTTGCTGAAGGAAGTAATCTTTATTTTACTGATGAAAGAGCTCAGGATGCTGTTGGTAGTATTCTTACTGATTCTTCTAAAATCGATTTCACTTATAATGATGCAGGTAATACTATAACAGCAACTATAGTTCCTGCCTCTTTAGTTAATGCTGATATTAACGCGAGTGCTGCCATAGATGCAGCTAAAATTGCAGATGGATCAGTTAGTAATTCTGAATTCCAAAGTCTAGATGGTGTTACATCACCAATTCAAACTCAACTTGACGGAAAAGCGTCAACTACGCTTAATAATTTAGGCACAACTTCAATTAACGCGAGCTTAATACCAGATTCAGCAAATAGAGCATTGGGAGCAAACTCTAATACTAATTTGTGGAGATATTTATTTGGTCGAGAAGTTT